GGCAGACCCCGCCAACAAGGCCAATCTCAAGCGCGGCGAGTTCGACCATACCGGTGTGGCGGCTGTGCGCGCCAATGGCCGGATCTATTTGGTCCAGCTCTTCTCCCGCGTTGAGGGGAAGCTGCAGGCCCCGGTGCCGACCCAGATGAACGGCAAGACTGACCTCAAGGCCGTCTTCGCGGAATCCCGCGCGGAGCCACTTGGCTGGTCGGTTGTCTCCACGTCCGGCAATGTGCTCGCCAAGGGCATTGGCGATAGCGTGCCAGCCAGCGAGTTGAAGGGCCAGTCCGGCTATCTGACCATCGACATGGCACTCGGCAAGGACCGCTACACGCTCAAAGGCCCCGCGGTCTCACTGTTCTAGGCTGCGCACCCTCTCCAGATACGAAGAAAGCCGGTCCCTTCAGGGGCCGGCTTTTTTCATTGGAGCGGGTGAAGGGAATCGAACCCTCGTCGTCAGCTTGGGAAGGTGATGACATTTCAATGAAATCAATGCGCCGATGGAAAAAACCAGCCCGGAAAACCTCAATAATTACGTGAAGGAAGGGCTTGCTGGAAAAAACGGTTCAGCCGGCTTTTGCCTCCATTTCGGCCAGTAGATCGGCATTGACGTAGATCCCGCGCATACGCGCACCCTGTCCAGGCGCCCAGCCCATGTAGCGCTCTGCCTGCTCATCGGAGCAACCGTTCAGGAAGTGAAGCGTGGCCCGCGTTCCACGGATGTCATGCAGGTGCAGATCCTTGGCCAGACCGTGCTTCCTCAGTTTCGGCATGATGCCGTTGTTCATGGAGTTGGCGCTCTTGAACGGTCCGCCCTTCTCTGTGGTCAGAACCGTGGTGGCATTGCGCGGGCACTCGTTCAGCAGTTCCCGGAGTTCAGGCGTCAGCGGGATGCGCGCATATAGCGGCTTCTTCGACGGATCTTTCTTCACGCTCTTGTTCGTGCGCCGCTTGATATACCCTTTATCCCACAGGACTTCATTCCAGCGCAGCTGAGCGGCGTCAGCGGGGCGCAGGCCGGTCAGCCACAGGAGGCGCAGGGCGCGCTCACAGGAGGGCGTCAGCGCTCCCCTTGCGGCGATATAGGTTGCCTCCGGCCATGTGATCTCCGCGCGGGCGCCGATCTCGGATAGCCGGGATATGCCAGCCGCCGGATTGGTCTGCATGTCTTCCCGGTCTTTCCCGAAGTTGAACAGCCCCACGAGCGTGGTAAGGGCCTTGTCGGCCTTGTTCGGCGTCGCCGCCATGGATTTGTGCCACTTCTTGATCCGTGCTTTCGCCCCCGTCTTCTGGATGGCCGCCAGGCTGGTGGTTCCGAAGACACGCTGGATCTCGTTCAGGTGCGACAGATAGAGTTTCTGTGTGCTGTCCGCCATCGTCGGCAGGTGTTCGCGCTTGTAATCAGCGATCAGGGCGGCGATGAAGCCCGGCGCCGGCCGCGAACTGGTGAACAGGGAAAGCCTGCCAGCGATCCGGCCGGCTGTTTGCGGATCCTCGAGTCGTTTCAGCGCCTCCGCTTTTGTGGCGCAGCCCTCGATCTTGCCGACCCGTGGCGCTCCCTTGCCCTTGTAGGCGTATAGGTAAAGCGTGCTGGTGGCGGGAGACCAGACCTTATGCATCCCCGGGAAATCCAATCGCCGCGTCGATGTCCGCGAAGTCTGCTTCCTCGTCATTGTCGTTCTCCCCACCCGCAGGCGAGTCAGAACGAACGATGCCAGCCAGTTCGTCAAGTCTCTGGCGGATTGCCGGGATGTAGAACACCATCCCCCGGCCGCTGCCAGACACAGGCTGCACGCCGAAATCGCGCGGGTCTTTGCCGGCGAGCATGGTCTTGGCCTCTTCGAGGCTGACACAGAGGATAGGCAGGGCAGTCATACGAAATGCGCCCCCTCGATCGCGTCCACCACAGCGGCGTTCAGCGCGCGGTCGTATCGTGCCTGCAGGATAACCGGGATGCGGTTGGCGCAGGCGGCTTCGTGATAGGTCCGGGTGACAGCGCGCAGCCGCTTCCGACAGCGCCTGCTGACCAGCGGCCAGTGCCGGCTACAGAACCACCAGTAATAGCGGTTTTTCGCCTTGCGGTCGCAGAAGGGGAGCGCGCAGGGGGTCAACTGGCGGCACCGCGTCGATAGATCATGAGCGGGATGATTCCCAGCAAGAACCAACCGCGATAAAAGTAGATGCGGGGATACCTGCGGACCATCTTTGTCCGCTTCCATTCCTTGATGACGATCATGCCTTTTCCCTTTTCTGTTGCTCTTTCACCCACCTCCGAACGTCCGTGTAGGTGGTCTTTCTCAGGATCGCGTAAGCCTGCCGGCACTGTTCGATGGTGAACATGCCCGTGTGGCAATCGTCGGGGCTGATGCCCATTTCGGCGGCCAGGTATCGATATACGCGGCGGCGCATCATGGACTTAAGCTGATGGGGCTCCAGCTTGCCTTTCCCGCTGTACTGCGGCGGAATCGTCTTCCACAGCGGATCCAGAACACGGTGCACGTAGGAGCGCGCATTCCGTGTTTCCTTCCCAGCGGTCGCGCCCAGTGGTTCCTCGGTGCCGGGGTGGCATCCGCAATAGGCGCCGCATGGGCACAGCCAGAACTTCAGTTCATACAGATCTTTGCGGTGCGGGTAGATGCGCTCGCCAGTCACCAGGTCGGGGGTGACGCAACCGCATTCGATGCAGGGGCGGTGATCGGTCATGCCTCCGGCCTCCCGTCATGCTGGACGCCATCGAGAAGGCGGCCTGTTCTGACGCGATTTCGTGATTGGTTGAGGTCGATCATTTGCTGACGCAGATCAAACCGTTCCGGCATAGGGTCATAGTCAGGGCCGAACCACGGATAAGGGTTCTCACCCTTTCCGCCGAGGATGTTGTCCCACAACTCGCCAGCTGTCACCGCATGGTCCGATTTGATCAGGAGGTACGGGAACAGCAACTCTACGATTTCTGCGGCCGCTTCTCCCTGCCTCGACCATTGATACTGAGCGCGGTGAGACGGATTCTTCGGCGCGTAGCGGTACACCTTGCCTCCCCAGAAAGAGGCTGCCAGGTCGTGCGGCTGTCTGCGAGTTCCAGAAATGCCGATGCATGGCGCGTGATAATAGACGCCCTTTCGGCAGCTCTGATTGATGGTGATGTAGCCATCGCTGTCAATCACACCAGCCAGATACGCCAGCTGTAGTTCGGTGGGCTCTTTCAATTTAGCCATCGGCCAGCTCCTTCAGGGTATCGACATTCGCGTGGATCACCTCGAACTGGAGCGCCACCACCATTGGATTGTCCGCCCACGTCTCGCCGGGCTTGGTGTGCAGGCTGTCCCAGAGGGAGCGGAAGCTGTCGCGCGGGCATTCCCAGCCACCCTCAGACGATCCTTCCGGGTAATTCATCCATTCGCCGCCCCAGTCTCCATAATTGGGGTTCGGGGTAATTCCCTCTGCAATGGCATCGGTGGCGCTGATCCGCTGTATCGGATCGAAGAACACGCGATTGACGCGCAGGGTCAGGCGGGAGGCCGCGCGCGGGCAGAACATGGCCGGCCGCATGAACGGCCCGCCATCGGCATCGCTGCGGCGCTCCCAGGCAGGCTTCAAACTCTCGGCCGGTAGATTGAACCATGTCCGGGTTCGTGTTGCAGCGAAATCCAGACACGTATTCACGAACCGGCCCTCAATGGTCGAATAGAATTGGTTTTCCTGAATCGTGAACGCCTCGCGCACATAGAGCAGATCGCCCACCTCGACCTTGGACAAAGGGCAGGGCGTGATGCGGCGGGTCTGCGATTTCCGGCCAGCGAGCAGCGCGCGGACCATCGGACCGCTGAAGATTATGGGTCTAATCGTCATGTGTCTGTGCCTCCGGGGGTGGCTTTCAGGGCCGCCTCAGCAGCGAATATCCAATCGCGCTCTATGCTCTCCGCCACGGCCTCATCTCCCGCACTATCAGCCTCGCTGTCGGATGCGCGCATATCGGCGGAACTGCTATAGCGGTATGGGCACCCGGATTTTTCCGCTTGAGCAGCGCGCCGCCAAACCTCTGCCAAGGCCGCAAACGGCCTCAGCGCCTCCCGCATCTCCCCCACCTCTGCCTGTAGGGCGGGGAAGGCGATTGTGACCTCGCGCGAATATCTCTGGTAGGCGGCGGTCGCCTCTGACGATGGCCCGGTATCGCAAGCCTGTTGCCATGCCGCCTTCAGATCGCTCAGCCTCTCCCAGTCCACTTTATCAACGCTCATTGGTCTGGCCTTTCGTAGTTCTCAAGCAGATCAGTCTTGGCCTCATCCTCGGTCTCGCCCCACCCATACGGACCATCTTCCTCATAGCCGTCCCAATGGGCAGACCAGTCATGGGAGCGGATCGGTATCGGGGGGAAATGAAAAGTTGTAACCACGTGTGTCACCATGGAATCTCGTCTTCCAAGTCTTCCTCATCGTCATGCGGAAGTTCTGGCGTTTCGCTCTTGCGATACTCGACCGGCTGGACGGGCTTGCGAAGCGCGCCATAGCGATCACTGGCCGCATCTCGTGCGATGTCCTCAGTGCATGGCCGGATCGAATAGATGGACGCCATGGAATAGAACTCTGTGATGTCGCCATCGACTGTCGGGACATCTACGCGGAGCATCTTGGCGCCAGCGATCTCAACCTCGCGGACAAATCCGGGGCGGGTGCGGTGGCCCAGAATTTCAAGGACTGCCCATCCCTCGAAGGCGGGCGCTGTATCTTTGGTTTGGGTAGTCATCACTGATTGCCTTTCAGATGGTGATTGATCGTGTTCAGAACGTCTTCGTCCCAGTCGCCATTGCCCTGCATCCATTCGAGGTATGAGCGGGGAACATCTGCCCAGGCCTTCCCCCGGTGCTTACCGAACGTACAGACGCGCAGCAGGCGGGGCCGGGACGAAACCTCGATCATGCGATCGATGGTCCAGCCGCGGCTTCTCAGATCGTCGAGAATGCCAAGCGTGGTATAGCAATCATAGAGCGCGCGGTGCGCGTGGCCTGTGCCTGCTGGCGGTCGGGTTGTGCCCAGCCAATAGGACAGCGCCTGATTGCCGTAGGATGGCGCATCGTGGAATTCCTCATAGGCGCACTTCATCGTGCAGATCCACTTGTCGCCCAGCTGGCCGACGAATTGGCGGTCGAAGGCTGCATTGTGAGCTACATAGACATCGGCGCCCCGGAACAGGTGCAGGGCATCCTCGAAGGACGGCGCGCCCCGCACGTCCGCATCGGTGATGTGATGGATGGCGGATGCTGTTGCCGGGATCAGAACACCCGGATGAACCAGAGTCTGGATAGGCGCCCCCACTTGATAGCGGGTCATGCCCGGATGCTGTTCAAGTGGGATGCCTGCGATTTCGACCACTTTGGCGTCGGCCTCAACGCCGGTGGTCTCTGTGTCGATGACTGTCAGTTTTGTCATGAAGTTTTCTTTCGTGGCCAGGGGAAAACGTTTGCGGGAATCCGGTCTACATCGAGACTCTTGTTCGACAGGAAGACGATATCGACGGGCTTGTGCGGCCACCGATCTTTCGCGCCTTCGTCTTTCAAAGCGGCCTCAACGCCTCTCGAGGATGAGTGCAGTTTCCAGGCTTCGTAATAGCCAGTCCCATACCAAGGCTGGAGAATATCTCCCCATCGATCGATGCAATACGCGATGACGATGGAGAGTTCTTGATCTGTCAGGATATGGGTTCGTCCGTAATATCCTCTGCCCTCGGTCGCATCGAATGAATGCGCTACCGTGTAGACCTTCAGGCCCTCCAGACGCTTCTTGTCCTCGATGGTTTTCTTCTCATGGGCGATGCAGTCAGCTTCGTCAGTGAAGCGCTCACCATCATCAGCAATGAAGATATTCTGCTTCTCCATTCGCATGATCACACCTCCTCATCCGCTGCCGGCGAATTGTTCGCGTCGGTGATGATATCCATCGCCCGGTCGGTGATCTTCGACGCCTTGTCGGCCAGCTTGTCGAAGGTGCCGCCGATGGACTTGCGCTCGGCCTTGGTCAGCGATTTGTACCAGACCGAAAACGACTCGGCCCAAGCCTCCGCGCCCTGCGCTGTTTCAATCAGCTTCGCAGGAGGCTGTTTCACGCTCGGTGACGTGGCTGCATCCTCGGCTTCCTCGACGGCCTTGGCGGCGCTGCTCTGTCCGGTGGCGGGTTCTTTCTTCAGCTTCGCGCCGTTGGCATCGGTGGCGGGTTCATCGCCCAGCAGGTCGCCTTGGGGCACTGCTGACTCTGGTTCAGGCTCTCGTTCCAGTTCCTCCCGCATGGCCTCGACGACTTCGGCCTCGGTCGCAGCTGGCTTCGCTTCCTCGAACTCGGCATCCTGCGGTTCAGGATCAGCCGGGGCCGGTTCCTTCGCCTTCGCTGCTTCAGCTTCCGCGCGTTCCTGGCTGGACCGCTCGATAGATGCGGACAGCTTGGCGGCGGGATCTTCGGATTTCTCAGGGGTGACGTTGACCAAGCCGCGCTCGAATTCATCGACGTCATAAATCCCCATAAGCAGGTCCGGCGCGTGACGGCGACACCATGCACGGGATCCGTAATAGCCGATTTGCATTTGAGGATCGTTTTTCCAGAGCGGGGAGTTCTGAGGTTTGATGTCCCGCTTAAGCGGGGTCTCAAGTTCCAGGACTTCCGGCTCACCCTTGATGCGCCCCGTTACGGTGACCTTCAGATTGTCACCCTCACCTTCGAAACGATACTTAAGGCGGCCTTCCAGATACCCTGTGGCGTAGATCATCGCGTTGATGGCCTGCGATTCATAGGCGATGTTGTCGTTTACAAGGTAGGCTTTAGCAGCCAGAGCAAAGGGAGCAATGCCGAACCGGCTGGCTGTTTCGATGATACCGAGACAGGCACCCACATTACCACGCAGGGGTGCACGGATCATGCTGCCGGAGCCAGCCATAGCGGCGGCATACTCCATGACTTGACCCATATTCGCAAAGGCGGGAAGGTGTCCCCGGCCATGCGCGACAACAGCGATATCGCTGCCTCTTTGTTTTGCCTCGTTCAATGTACGGGGAACATTCGTCGTTTGATTTCCATCTGCCATGTTGGCCTCCTAGAATTTCAGTGAAACGTGGGGGACGTTGCCGGCGAGGATCGCGGTCACGATGTCAGCGGCGGCGGCCGGGCTGCACATGCCAGCCTTGGCGATGGCTTCAGCGGCCTCAGCCTGAATACGCTCGCGGTGTTCGGCATCGGCTTTGCGCTTTTCCTCGGCGGCTTTCTCAGCGGCTTCGGCATCGCGCTGGGCTTGCAGCTGGCGCTCGGCCTCGGCGGCGCGGTCGCGTTCAGCTTTCAGAGCGGCTGCGGCCTCGGCATCCTTCTGGCGCTGGCGCTCCTCGGCTTCCTCGCGGGCTTTCTGCTCGGCATCGCGCGCGGCCTTTTCCTCGGCGGCTTTGATGCGTTCGGCCTCGGCGGCTTTCCGGCGCTCCTCAGCTTCAGCGGCTTCACGTTCGGCCTGTTTCGCCGCTTCCTCGGCAAGGCGCTGTTCCTCGGCTTCCCGGAGACGCGCCAACTCGCGCGCGTCTTCCTCAGCCTTGCGTGCGGCTTCCAGCGCATCCCGGGCATCGGCCATGCGTTGGTTCAGCGCAGCCTGCGCATCGGCAAGTTCGCCGCGGAAAACGTCCGGTTCCAACTCATAGGCGCGCAGCTCGGCCAAGTGGGCTTCGATGGCGGCCACGGTGTTATCCGGACGCTGCGCAAGCCAGTCATGGAACTGGTCGACGGCCACCTTGCGCGCGTTCTCGGCAGCTTCCCATTCAGTGACCGGACGGCGCGCAGCGGCCACCAGATCGGCAAGGGTCTCCTTCACCTGGTTGCGCACCTCATTGACCTTTTTGACGGCCGTGCGGTGTTCCTCTGTGCGCGCGAGGCCAGCCTTGTCGATGGCAGCTTTCAACTTTGTGATGCCGTTGGCGCGCGAAATAACCTCATTCCGCCCGACATTGGTTTCGAGGTTCACATCAGCGGCGTCGATTTCGTCCTGCAGCTCGGAGACCAGCTGCTTCAGCATATCCGGTTCATCGAAGATGGCGGCCGGATTCTCGCGCAGGATTTCGCCCACGGCGGCGGAGTTGTGACCGATGGTGGCCTCGGCTGGGGCTGGGGGGGCTTGAACGTCTGTCATGATGGTTCCTTTCGGTGGGGGCGGTGATCAGGCGGGGGTGAGTTCGGGCGCGCGCTTGGCCATTTCGGCCAGCGTCGGAACCTTCGGGAGAATTTCGTCATGGTCGCGCAGGCGCTTGAGCGCATAGGGGGGCAGGCCAACCGTGACCGGACCCTCGCTGTAGGATGGCCAGTCATTGGCTTCGAGGCAGCGCGCGAGGCGGTCCAGAGCGAAGCGGTTCTGACGCGCGCCCCAATGGATGGATTCATCAGTGACCGCAGCAACGGTGACGGGATAGGGGCGCTTCTTCTCCTGAAACACGAAGGAGAAGCTTTCCATTTCATGGCCCAGCACCTTGGCCATGCCTTCAGCCATCAGCGCCATCTGGCCGTGATAGCCATACTTCCAGATGCTGCGCTCGATTTCGTCCTTGTCGCCGCTGGTGGTGGTCTTGTAATCGGCCAGGATGTTGTCATTCGGGATCATGTCCGGGCGGCTCTTGATCCAGATGCCGGTCGCCTCGTCTTTCCAGATCAGTGACGCCTCGACGATGCCGCCCGCGAGTGCCAGGTCCATAAGCGGTTCCTGTTCCAGCCGCGCGGCCATGCCCTTGATGTCTTCGACGTCCTTTTCCTTGAACACGGTAAAGCCGTCAGCTTCCTGTGCGGCCTTCCACTCTTTGGCTTCCTTCGTGCGGAAATCATCATAGGGCGAAATCACGATGTCGGACGGCCAGCGCTTTTCCACGCACAGCACGTGAGCCATGCGGCCAAAGCGCATGTCGCTGGTTTCCGGCTCTGCCTCATGCTCCGGGTTCATTGGGGACGAGTCCCAGAACTTTTCCGGGCAAGCCTCGATCTTGCGCAGGCCGGTGTTGCTGATGGATAGCCCATCGAACAGGTCCGCATCATGATGATAACGCTGGATCGGGATGAAATAGATGCCCGGCCTGGTGACCTTCTCACCGTCCTTGATCGTGATCGGGGTCATGATGTTTTCACCTCGTCTGTTAGTTGCTGTTCGCGCTCATTCAGCCGCCTAAGCGCGTTGGATGCGGCATTTCTGGTCTGGCCCAGAAAGTCGACGTTGAACTCGATGGCCTTTGCCATCTGGACGAGCGCTGTCTCGACCCGGGAATCCCTGGCGGGATCATCAGGGGCCGGGCTGTTCAGCTCCTCGATGGCGCCGGTCAGGTGATTGTGCGCGGCGGTCAGGCCGCGCTGCGCGTCCAGCAGGGTCAGGGTCATTCCCTGATTGGACTTCCAGTCGATACTCATGATGCTTTCTCCTGTTGCTTCAGCCACTCGGCACGGCCCCCGGCGAAGTCGAAGCCGGTTTCCTTGCCATTGAGGGCGCGTGTCAGATCGTCGGCCATGCGGTTGCGCGCACGGGCCTTTTCCTGTTCGCCGCGCACAAGGCAGGCGATGCCTTCCAGGCGCAGCATGCTGACCGCTCTGCCGGCCTCGTATTCAAGGCGTTCGCGGTCGCGGGTGGAGCGGGGGCGGATCATTCGGCGGTGTCCCCCGCATCGAAATCAAATATGTTCATCCGCGCCAACAGCTTCCGCTTCTGGTCATCGGTCAGCAACCTGCCGGACAACAGCAGGTTCAGCGTCTTGGGGTCGACGTAACCGCCGGCGTTGCTGTCATGGACGCGCGAGATATCGAAGGATCTGCGGTAGTTGTGGTGTCCTGTGTCGGCAGTCATCCCCGCTTCGGAGAAATCCCATGCCGTCTGGATCGAATATTCCTTGCCATTGATCAGCGCCAACAGGGCCTCATAGACGGGCGTGGCGCGGTACACTTCAAAGAAGTTTTTTAGTGCGGCCTCGGCCTCTTTCTTCTTTTCGAGATAGGCATCGTAAGCCGCCTTGGTTTCCGGCGTGGCTGCGGACATGGTGTCGATTTTGACGCGGATCTGATACATCAGCCAAACCTCCGCAGGGAGACGGCCCGGCGCTGCATGCGGCGCAGTTTCGTCATTGCATGCGCCCGCGCGGCGGGGTTGGCGAACTTGGCGGCAACGATGGTCTGCGATGCCTCGCGGATCAGGTTGCGTTCGCGTTCGTCGCCCTTGCTGGCGAGTTGATCCGTGAACGAAAGCGCAGTGATGTTCGTGTTCGGGTTAGCCATTGTCGGGAGTCTCCATGATAGTGGCGAGGATGGATTCCTCGGTCAGGGTTTCGGGAAGGGGTTCGCCCATAGCGCGGTCACAGATCGCGCGGGCCTCGGCAGCGCCGGGCAGGCCATCCAGAATGTGGTCGATGGCGTGACCGGCGACGGCGCGGAGTTGTTCGCGCGCACGGGCGGTGTTGGCCTCTTCGATGCGGGCGCGGCGCTCGGCGGTGAAGTCGATGGTGAAGCCGCTCATACTGACACCTCGCCTGTGCGGCTGAAGCGCAGCATTTCAGGACATGTGGCGCCCTCAATCGGGAGATCGCCGATGCGTTCCAGAACGCGGCCCTTGAACAGCGTCACATAGCCGTCCACGAGCGACAGCGGGCTGGCTGGGGCGTTGTAATTGTGGGAGGGCCGGGTGCGGGTGACGATGCGAACGCACCAGTCCTTGCGCGGGCCAAGGCGCTGCAGAAACACGTCACCGACTTCCGCCCGGTTGCGCATGCGGCGCTCTGGCAGGCGGTGATCGCTCAGATGCTCGACCCATGCGCCGACCTGATCTTCGTGGTTCTGGAGAAATTCAGAGCGCTCGGTCGAGACGCCAAGCCGCTGGAGGAATGCGGCCAGAAACTCAGCGCTGCCGATATAGTTCCGGCCAACCAGTGCCAGTGCAGTGGCCTCGGCGGTCGGTGCTGATGGGGTGTCGTATGGCATCGCTTGTTTCCTCTTCGATGAGGAGACAATGCATAATGCATAATGCGTAGTCAACAGGAAATTCTGCAAAACGCATAATATTCGGTGACACCAAAGCCTCAGTCCCTTACATAGGACGCCTCAGAGGAGCGGGATCATGAGTGAAGTCGCGATAGACTACATAGTGTTGGGCTTGATGATGCTGGCGATTATCATGAACTTATTAGCGGCGTGGTTTCTCCACCTAAATATCAAGCGCACCTTCGGGTCAGATTCGTCTAGAAATCGCGACAGTTTCGAGTGAGCGTATACCCGGGTCGACACAAATTCGCGGGGCCGATGGTCAGAGAATTCGCCTGCTTGCCCAACGAGAATGCCCGGCGAAATGCTTTTCGAGGTGCTTTCGCTGGGCAGGGGGTCCAATAACTCCCGACCGTTCCACGGCTGCGATGTCGGGGCAAAGGCCGCTCCTTGTCCCAAAAGTCCAGTGCCCCTGGGGGTGATGACCTCAATATCGATTAGATCCAGTTTGATTGAGGCGCGGTTTCGAATGCCTATTTCGATCACAGTCCAATCTGGTTGGCTTTCGAGAGCTGATGCGATCACTTCGACTAGAGGCTCATCTGGTTGTGCTGATTGACGGACGAGACTCCACTGTCTCGCCGAAAAGTGCGCTACCCAGACGGAAGCTGCGGCAGAAATGAGTGCTGCGAACAGTGTGCCTATCGCAATCCAGTCCATTGGCTTGCCCGCCAGTATCCCTTCCGCCACGCTAATCGTAGCCTTAAATATCAGGCGGAGTTTGAGGGTGGCTCACTTGGCGTCCACCGACAAAGAGTATCAGTCCGACGAGGAACAGAAATGGGCCGGAGCCCATCAATATCAGGCCAGGCATTGTGTAGGTGCTCGCGCGCTTTGCCAGCGCGGATGCCCGCTCTTCCAGCCTATCCAAATCGTCAGCGCAATCAGTGAAGCCTCCATCATAGCGATCCAGCCGCTTTGTCGCCATGCAAAGGTCGGCACTGGATTGAGCGGCGTTCAAAAGGACCGTTTCACTCTCCGACGGCTTGCTCAATACAAAATAAACAAACAGCCCGATTGCCAGCACTAGTACGGACCCAACCATGATCCATTGGCCAAGCGTTTTCACCCTAATACCCTCCCGATCCAGATCACTCGGCCCAGCACTTCCACGCGCTCGGCATCGGTCACGGTCATCGTCTCATAAGCAGGGTTGTCCGACTTCACGATGATGTGGCGCGTCTGCAAGTCGACCTGGCACCGCTTCACGAGCAAATCATCCTCAAGGGCGATGATATAGATCCCGTCACGGCCGACCTTGCGCACAGAGCGATCAACCAGAACCTGGTCAGCATTTGCCAGCGTTGGCTCCATGCTATCACCGGCGACGCGGATCACTGCCAGATTGTCCTCTGCCGTTCGCGTGATGCGGCTGAGTTCCTGCTGCCTGTAGGGCTGGTAGCCAATGGGTTCACCATCCTCAGCCATCGCGCCAGGGCCGGCACTGGCCCGGATGTCATAGATTGGGATGGTGGTGATCGCCTCCCGGTGTGATGGTTTCAGAGCGGTCTGCGCACCCGTCAATAGCCATTCAATAGGAACGCGAAACGCTGTGGCGTAGCGCTTGAGGGAATCGGCCTTGACGCCCCTCGACCCATTCTCATGCCCTGCATAGGTGGCATATTTGAACCCAAAGGCCTCGCAAGCCTCCATCACGGTCTCGTATCCCGCATTGATGCGGGCTTCTCTCAGTCGTGCTGCTATCGCGGAATCGGTCATGCCTGATCAGTACCGCATTGTATTATGCATTAGGCATTGACTTTGCAGAATGCATAACGCATAGCGATTTTATGCGTTTTGTTAAAGACATCTTTGCGAAGTTCGGTGGCAACGGCGTGATCGCTGAGATCACTGGCGAAAAGTATCCCACGGTTTCCAGCTGGCTTGTCAGGTGCAGCATCCCGCCGAAGCATTGGGCTGCGCTGGTCGCAGCGGCGCCCGCACACGGGGTTACACTCACGACAGATACGATGATTGCGATTGCCGCGAACCGCGATGAAGAAAAGCTTCTGCGGGCACGAGAGGCTGACGCTCGAAAAGAAATTCAGGCGGAGCCCGCCCAATGACGCCGGCGGATCGCCTCCTGTGTTCCTGCGCGGGATGCCGCGCCACCAAAACGGCCTCACCTCCCGTCCCCTTGGGTGATGATGCCGGAGCAGGGCGGGTCAGACCCTCCCCCCCCGAGGCCCGTCCTGCTCATCCTCTCCAACTGATCCGCAAGTTCCAGCTTGCGTTTCGCATTCTCAATCAGAAACGAGGCAGCCACCGCCAAGTGCTCGGCCTCGTCTCTCAGTTCTGTAGGTCTGCTGTTCATACTGCCTCCCTGCCTCAACGGTTATGGAGGCAGTGACACATGCATTTCGAGGGCACAAATCCCCAAAAATTGCCGCTGGGGCGGCGCATTCAGGTCTACCTGAAAACCAAGTTCGGCAGGGACGCGGCAAAGCACGCGGCGGCCCTGGCGAATGTAGACGTCCGCACCGCACGCGGATGGCTTGAAGAAGCACGGGAGCCGAAAGGCGATGCCCTGCTGGCAATCATAACAGACATGGGCCGCGACGGCCTTCTGGCGATCTTCTCGCCGGAAGTTGAAAGCCATGAAGCGCGCCTCCGGAGGAAGATCGATGAGCACGGGCAAGAGATTGCGCGCCTTAAAGCGTGCCTTGGAACGGGCGGGCCTGCGCCTGCAAATCAAAACGCTCGTGTTCCGTGTGCTGTTCCGGAAATGGCGCGCGCAAATGGATCTGATCATCGGTGATGAGATGATCCGCTACGGGCGGGAAACCGGCCATGCGGGGATCGTCTTTGCCGGTCACGCCACCTGCGACCGCGCAATGATGATCCTGAATGAAATCGAGACCGGCGAACGGCAGGCGCCGCGTCCCGCCAGCTATTGGCATGATCGATAGCCCCCACACCCTGCCAAGGAAAGGACCACCCGCATGGCGAAAGATGCAAAAGACAAGAGCAGTGATGCGCCGACCATTTTCACTCCCGCCACCAAGTCGGATTTGCGGACCGCTCTCGACAATTACGAGGCGATCAACACCGAAAAAAGTGACAAGGCCGACGCTCAGAAAACCCTTCTGGAGCGGTTCAATGAACAGCATTCATTGCCGCCCTGGATTTTCAAGATCGTCCGCAAGTTCGACAAGCTCGAACAGGATGACAGCGCAGAGTCCGCCCGTTCCAAACGCGCCCTGACACACGCGCTGGAACAGCTCGGCATCGGCCGTCAGACCGATATCGAGGACTTCACCAGCAGCGGCCCGGCCAATGATCCGGACGGCGATGGCGGCGGCGCACCCGCGGTCAGCGAAGAAGAGTGGAATGATGCTGATCCGAAGAAGGACCAGGACGCAGCATGATTCTGGCAATCGACCCCTCCGTAAGCAGAACGGGTTGGTGCAAAGGCCACCCTGGCGGACCCGTGCAAACGGGATCGCTGGGGCTTGGCTCTTTTGGCAAGGAACTCGGCCCCACCCTGAACGCCTTGGAGCAATGGCTCGAAGGCGCTCTGGATGGCGTCGACATCGTTTTCTACGAACAGCCGATCCAGTTCGGAAAGCAGTCGTTTGACAGTCGCCGCAAGCTCTATGCGCTCGGTGCGCTGATCGAACTGGTCTGCTACCGCCGCCGCGTACAGGTGCGCGAAGTAAACAACCAGACCTGCAAGGCGCTCTGCTACGGCAGCGCAAAGATGAAATCCGCCGAGGTGAAGGAGCGGGGCGTCGGCCTCGCCAAAGCCTGGGGATTTGAACCCGCCAATCATGATCAAGCCGATGCCTGCGCTGTGTTCCTTGTGGGCGCGCGCGAATGGTTTCCGGCCGACTTCCAGACATGGGTGGACCGCAAGGCCGCGCTCGCCCGCAAGACCGGGGAATTACTCATATGATCAACGAACGTGAGGGGGCCATCCTCCAAACCACCATGCCGGGCACTGGACTGGTCAATGGGCATCCTGCCGAAGCTGATGGAAACGTAGTACCATCTGCAACGGTCAAATCCGCGCCCCCTCCACCTGAAGGGGTTGGAGCCCCTGATGATGGTGCATTTGAAGCGGTCAAGGATGCCAACCCGCGCACTGAACAAGCTGGGCCGAAGGCGATTGACGCCAAGGCTTTCGAGCGTGACGAAAATGATTGGTACACAGAGCCGCGCTGGTGTGTTGACCTGCTGATTGAGGCCGAGAGGCCGACAGGGCGTATCTGGGATCCGTGCTGTGGTCATGGCACCATCGGACGCGCATTCGCTGAAAACAATCACCCGATCAAATCCACTGACCTGATCCAGCGCGAATATGGTCTCGGCGGTATCGACTTCCTGAATGTCGAACCATCACAGCGCAATCGCGTCGACCGCATATGGGTGAACCCTCCCTTTGGGCTGGCGGCGGCTTTCGTGCGTCATGCGGTCAAACTGGTCGATGGCAGCGCGTGCTTTCTGTTGCCCCTGAAATGGCTGGCCTCGGAAACCCGCCAGGACCTGTTCCGCGAAGTCGGACGGCCGCAGCGCATCTATGTGCTGGCCAATCGTCCATCCATGCCGCCGGGAAAATTTCTGGATGGCGAAACCGGACGTTTCAACTGTGATGACCCTTTCCCGAAGGAGAAGAACGGCGAACTGAAATACCGCTGGCGCAAGGGCGACAAGCCCGGTGGCGGCGCTGTCGATTTCATGTGGGTGAAGTTCGTTCCCGGATATGAGGGGCCGACCTTCATGGACTGGCTGAGCCGGGGGGGGCAGGCAAAGCCTTACCGGCGCACCACGCGCGTAGCCGCGCCCGAAACCGCACTGAAGCGGGGAGGGTTTGAATAATGGGCCTGATAATCGATAATTTCGCAGGTGGCGGCGGCGCCAGCCTCGCGCTGGAAGAAGCGCTTGGCCGCCCCGTCGATATCGCCATCAATCACGATCCTGACGCGATTGCCATGCACACGGCAAATCATCCTGACACTCTGCACCTTCAGGAAGACGTGTTTGCGATCCGGCCGGCAGAACTGTGCGCTGGCCGCCCAATTGATGTCGCGTGGTTCTCCCCTGACTGCAAGCATTTCAGCCGCGCCAAGGGCGGTGCGCCGGTTTCAAAGAAGATCCGCGGCCTTGCATGGGTGGTTCTGAGGTGGGCGTCACTCCCGAAGTGGCAGCGCCCGCGCGTTATCTTCCTTGAGAACGTCTCCGAGTTCCAGACTTGGTGCCCGGTCAAGCGCAATGGCCAGCCGGACATGTCGAAGAAGGGTGAGACCTTTCGTCTGTGGGTCTCCCATCTGGAAGCGCTCGGCTATACCGTCGAGTGGCGCGAACTGGTGGCCTCGGACTTTGGGGCGCCCACGATCCGCAAGCGTTTGTTTCTGGTCGCGCGCTGCGATGGCGAGCCGATCCACTGGCCGGAACCGACGCATGGCGATCCGTTCGCGAAGGGCTTCCGCAAATCAGGGTTGACCCCGTGGCGCACCGCCGCCGACATTATCGACTGGTCGATCCCGTGCCCGTCGATCTTCGAACGCAAGCGGCCCTTGGCAGACAAGACGCTTGCCCGGATCGCTCGCGGCATCCAGCGCTATGTGATCGACGATCCGCAGCCGTTCATCGTGAACCTGACGCACGGTGTGCGACTGGAGTCCATTGATCTCCCCATGAAAACCATCACGGGTGCGAACAGGGGAGAAAAGGCGCTAGTAGCCCCTACGCTCATTCAGACGGGGTACGGCGAACGAGAGGGGCAGAGCCCGAGAACTCTTGATCTGCACCGGCCGCTGGGAACTGTCGTAGCCGGAGGCTCAAAGCACGCGCTCGTCGCCGCCTTCCTGGCCCAGCACAATGGCGGGCCGCGCAACGGCTCGCTCAGTGGCCGGTCAGCTGACGCCCCGATTTCCACCATCACCGGACGGGGCACACAGCAACAGCTTGTTACGTCACACCTGCTGAAGCTTCGCGGCACCTGCAAGGATGGCCAGCCCGTCACCGAACCGGCGCCGACGATTACGGCGGGCGGGCTCCACATCGGCGAGGTGCGCGCCTTCCTGCTGAAATACTATGGCGCAGGCGTCGGTCAAAGCGTGAAAGAGCCGCTGCATACTGTGACGGTGAAAGAGCGTTTCGGGCTGGTCACCATCCACGGCGAGACGTTCCAGATTACCGACATTGGAATGCGGATGCTGGCAGAACATGAACTCTATGCCGCGCAAGGGTTCCTTCAGGTCCGCCCTGATTATGTCATCCGCCCCGTGATCAACGGCAAGAAGATGACGAAGACGGCATCGATCGCGCGGTGCGGCAATTCAGTCAGCCCGCCGCCCGCCATCGAACTCGTGCGAGCGAATGCGCCGATGTTCTCCATCCTGCACCGCCCAGCCCGTAACTCCCCACCCTCCGCACCCGCTTACGGTGGCGCATCATGAGCGACCGCAAGAGCATGAGCGAAATCCATTTTCCGGATCGTCAGCCCAAGGCTGAGCCGCCGCACAATCTGTCGGCCGAGGCGGCGGTGCTGGGCGCGATCCTGTTCGACAACAATGCGTTCCAGCGCACACAGGAAATCCTGCGCCACGATGATTTCTATACGGAGGCGCATCAGGAACTTTATCATGCCCTGGAAGCGCGGATCATGGCCGGCGGTGTCGCTGATGGCGTGACCATGCGCGAGCATTTCGAGACCACGGGCAACCTGTCCCAGATCGGTGGGGCCGATTACCTGGCCCAGCTTCTCGACTCTGCAGCGTTCGGACCCGAGATTGACGATTACGCCCGCATGATCCGGCATAGCGCCGCGCGTCGGGCCATCATGGAGGCCGGGGATTTTCTGCGCGCCTGCGCTGAGAGCCCGGAGGAATCCGGTCAGATCACGCACCTGCTGGAAACCACCCGCGAAAAGCTGCAATCGGTCGAGGATATGCGCTTGCGGGGATCGCGCTGGGAAAGCGCGCAGGCGTCCACACAGCGCACCTTTGCCCAGATGGAGCACATGGTTCGCCATGGAAAGCCGGGCGAGGTTCAGGGCCTGAAAACAGGCATCCCTGACCTAGATCAGAAACTGCAGGGGCTGGTTCACAGCCGCCTGATCATCATGGGTGGCCGGCCGGGCATGGGTAAGTCAGGGGCAGCTGCCAATTTCGCCACGCATGTGGCCATGACCCCGCATGGGGAGCAGCATGCGCCGGGGCCTGACACGCATGTGGTCGGCTTCTTCTCGCTGGAAATGTCCAAGGAAGACTATGACCGGCGCACGGCATCATCGCTGGCCCACAAGAGAAAATATGGCCGCGTCGAGTATCAGGATATCGGTCAGGGCAAGCTGGGGCAGACACAGCTGGCGGTACTGGGGCAGGGCGGGCGACTGGTGCCGGATACCCTGTTCATCGATGACACGCCCTTCCTGAGTGCATCTGACATTGCGGTCAGATCCCGCGCGCTGAAACGCTCTGCCGGCCGTCTCGACCTGATCGTGATCGATTACCTGCAGATCATGAATTTCAACATTGGCCGGAACGAGAACCTGTCAGCCGCGATTGGTCGCACCACCAGTGCGCTAAAGCAGATGGCAAAGGAGTTGCGGGTTCCGGTCATGGCGCTGTCGCAGCTGTCTCGACAGGTCGAGCAACGGGAAAACAAGCGCCCGATGATCTCTGACCTGCGCGAATCCGGTTCCGTCGAACAGGACGCGGATCAGATCATTTTCCCCTTCCGGCCCGAATATTATCTGAACAAGGAAGAACCGCCCCACGGCGCGAAAGGCTCGAAAGAGGAACAGCGCTGGATTGAATGGTGGTCAGCGGCAACGGCCGCCAAGGGCGTGATGGAATTCAACATCGCAAAGAACCGTCACGGCGCTGAGGGCCGCGTCCTGGCGCATTACGACGCCGGCACGGATGCACTGGTGCCGCACAAGGATGATCTGGAAATCAAGGAGGGAATGTTCGCATGAGCAATAAGGCTATGACTTGGGCGATAGAATGCCGGGTGAAGGGATCGCACAAACTGGTGCTGATCCTCCTGGCTGACTGTCACAATGGGAGCACAGGGGCCTGCTTTCCATCCCAGAGGTGGATCGGTGAAAAGGGTGGATTGGCAAAAAGCACTATTCAATCCGTGCTGAATGACCTGGAGGAATGGGGGTTCATTACGCGCCAAACGCAAGCGCTGGGGCGCGGAAAAGGGAGCAAGACAGACTTCGTTTTGCACCTCGATATTTTTGACCCCCAGAATATAGGCCCCCAAAATACTGACGTTAGAACCCCAGATTCCGATGACTTAGAAGCCCAGAATTCAGGGCCTGAGAATAAGGATGAACCGGAAGAGGAACCGGAAGGAACCGGAAACGCGCAGGCGCGTGACGTGTTCGATCATTACAATCGAACAGCCACAGCTGTCGGCTGGGTTGTTCATGCCAGGCTGACAGATGCAATCAAATCCCCATTGAATGCCCGGATAAAAGATTACGGCGCGGATCAGGTTAAACGGTTCATTGAAGCGCTGACAGAACTGGAATGGACGTACAGGGGATTTCGGGACAAGCCGGATTTCCGCGCCAGCCTCACCTACATCACCCGGCCCCGGACGTTCGCGGAGCATTTTGACAAACTGGTCACCAGCCAGCCTGAACGAGACCTACTGACCGGCGCGGACTCGCCTGAACGCGAATGGCCGCTGGATCTGGAGGGTGCGTTCAATGCGCTGGAACGGGAGCTGGTCAACGGCGCTACCCGGCCCGCGTGGATTGGTGGCCGGTACGGATACCCGATGGACCCACGCTGCCCCGACGCCGAATACCCGGCTGGCCTCTACGCGCTGTTCCCGAAAATCCAGAAATGGGAGGCAGTCTCGTGATGGCTCTCAAAATCAACCATTTCGCAAAATACCCGGTCTGGCTCCGGGCTGTCCTGATCGTTGGCCTGTCAGCGACGCTCTGGACCGGGATCATCCTGACAGTGGAGGCGCTGTGATGTTTCAGATCGGACAGGAAGTTGCGTGCGTGATCGATGGGTGGCCTTGGGATTGGCAGGGCTACACGGACATATTTCCACTGGCCAAAGGCAGCACTTACGCGGTCGTTTATCTCTACCCGGATGGCGCAATCCTTCCCTGTGGTTCGGAAATCATAGGCGATTGCATCGGGATAGGTATCGTCAACGAGCCCCTGAAGATCGCAGTCGAGAAGATGGGGATGGAGCTAGCCACCTACGACATCTGGCCAACAGAATGGTTCCGCCGCCTCCAGCGCAACGCCGAGAGCGTCGAGCAGGCCATGACCATCTTCCGCAAAATGACAGAAACCACGAAGACACCGGAGGTGATTGGGGCATGAGCGCACCATGGACCGAAGACGAAAAGCAACATGTTCGCACCAAGTGGACCAAAGGCTTCTCGGCATCGCAGATCAGCCGCACCGTCAGCGCCACATTCGGAAATAGCCGTTCACGGAATGCGGTGATTGGACAGGTGCACCGCATGGGACTGGCCGCCCGGGCCACACCTACCCGGCCTGTAAAGATCAAGCGCAAGACCCGCCGCGCGCCGCCGAGCAAGCCCGTCGCCAAGGCGAAGCCAAAGCCTGCGCCGGCCAAGAAGCCGGAGCCGGAAGTGTTGGAGCCGGAGGGCGCGTTCCACATCCTCGACCTGAAGGAGCATCAGTGCCGCTGGCCGGTGACCAAGGGCGATGACCACCGCTTCTGCGGCCGCAGCCAGGCTGCCGGATCATCTTACTGCCGGGCACACCTGAAGCGGAGCATTTCGCCGCTCTCTGCAGCGACCCTGCAGCGCGCGCCGGTCAGCATGAAAAAGGCCATGTCATGAGAGAGCCGACACCCCAGAAAGGCTGGAGCCGGAACGTGGTCATGGAGCGCGAGGAACGATTGGCCAAGCGCATCAAAGCCTATTGGTTCGCGCGCGGGTTTCTCGTCGAGACCCGCATCGAGGTCGAGACCTTCTATGATCGGGTGTGGCAGTTTCCGGTCCCGTCAATCCGCTCGGATATGGTCAACGGCCTGCCGGTCAAGCGCGTGAGCGGGAGGGTTCGGAAATGATGCCCGGCCAGACTCAGCCAGAGCCGTATCACTACGGACGATCAACCGCCCATGATGACCTTCAGGCCACGTTGCTGCACTGGCTGGCCAATCAATCGGGACGCGCCGCATGGGGTGAAATCGATTTGGACGGGGCGCGCGCCGATGCCTATGCGGTGGAAATCGTCCGGCGCAAGCTGGTGAACCCTCACATTTACGAGGTGAAAGCCGCGCGGTCAGACTTCACCGGGGAAATGCGCACCGGGAAGTGGCGGAAATACCTGCCTTGGTGCTGCCGTTTCGATTTCGTCACCCCGGCCGGCCTCTGTGAACGATCCGAAATCCCCGAGGAAGCTGGCTGGCTGGTGCTTGAGGATGGGAACTTTCGCCGCCGCAAGCGTGCGCAGGTACGAGAGGCCAGCGTGCCAGACTGGTTCCTGTTGAGGGTGGCGCTGCATCGCGCCCCGCATATGCCGGTAGGCCGGGCGTGGGTTGAGCGTCAGTGGATTGACCACATTCGCAGCAAACGCCGATTGGGCGCCGAGGTAGCCAATTTCATCCGGAACAAGGCGAAAGCCCACGCTGAACTCTATCAGATGAAAGCCAGGGTGGCTGATCTGAGGGCGGAATTTTACCGGCTCAAAGCGGCCGAGGCACACCCGGATTTTGCCACATCCGATCTGTTCGAGAACCCATTGGAGGAACTGAAGTGATGGCCACCAAACCCCGCCGCCGCGCCGGCCGAAAGCGTCGGCAAGACGTGAAACGCCAGCCCAGCGGCCAGATTCGCAAGAGCGTCTATGCCGAGCGGGTGACGCCCACCAAGGAAATGCAGGCCCGGCGTGCTGACCTTCTCGGGGACAAGAACGCCACCGGGGAAATCGATTGCGCACTCGACGTCATCGCCAGCCCCGCGCACCGCCTGATCACCCCCAAGCAGGCCGAGGCCGGGCGGCGCTATGCGGTGGCGCGCATGCGCCTGATGAAGTCCCTCGGCACCAGCCCCGACCCCAGCACGCCGCGGCTCGCTGAATGGATCGACAATGGCCAGTCGCCCGCTGATGGGCCGGATGACGGGCTGGCCGCGTTCAAATGGCGGAAGGCCAACATGTGCGTCTACGACTGCGGTGCCGACATTCGCAAGATCGTGGACCGGGTGTGCCTGGAAAACCAACTCCCCCGCAAGGACCAAGTAATCAAATTAAGGATCGGTCTCGACGCCTTAGTCCGGCTGTATCGAATTTAACGTGGCAGGATACTCGTGCATCATTTTGAGGTTGTTTCAGGATAGAGTGTCGTTGCTCTCTGATTGCTTGTCACCCCTCATAGGAGTTAGTACAAAGAGCGAACGCGCCGGGGTTTTACGGGCCTCCGGCGCGCTCTAACCACGATGATCGTGAAAGGATCAAACGATGGCTTCAAACTTCAAACCATGCTCCATTGACGGCTGCAAGGGCAACGCACACAGGAGCGCCACCGGCCGCCGTGGTTGGTGTAGCGCACATTATCAACGGTGGCGCACTCACGGCGACCCGTTAGCAGGGGGTACTAGGACGGGGGCACCCTTAGAATTTCTGCAGGGATTAGCTTCCAAAGAAACTGATGACTGCATTCCATGGCCATTCGGTAGAACGTTATTGGGGCGAGCTCAGGTTCACATTGGCGCAACGACTCGCTCTGCCGCTCGCGTTGTTTGTGAACTCACGCACGGCGATCCACCGACGGCGCAACATCAAGCAGCGCACTCGTGCGGAAAAGGTCATCTTGGTTGTGTAAACCCCAGGCACCTCCGATGGGCGACTCCGCAGGAAAACAGCGACGACAAAACAGTTCACCAGACTATTAGTCGCGGTGAACGGCACGCTAGTGCCAAGCTGACCGAGTGTGACGTTTTAGAAATCCGGAAGGCATCTTCCGAAGAAAGGTCGATATGCTCCTTGGCGCGTGAGTATTCGGTAAATGAATCGACTATCAGGGATATAGTGTGTCGCAAAACTTGGGCTTGGCTCAAATGAGTATGATGCACACAGCAATCCGAGACAATTGGGCGATCCCTGACGAGGCTGTGAAAGGCGCGGAATTCGTGCTCACCCGCAGCATGGGCGATCATCAGGTGTTCAGCATCCGGGGCATCATCGACGGCCGCGCGGTCTGCCGGCACTGGAATGCCAGGCACAGCCGCTGGGAATACGAGACCTTCGGGCCAGCCTGGTTCCGGGGGAAGGTCAACCACATCGAATGGAGGCAGGCAGCATGACACCGTACACACAATGCAGGCGCTGCGGCCTGAACGAATTCATCAATCCCCGCCCTCTGAATTGCCCAAACTGCAATGCAGTCATTCACGAGGAAGCCCACATGCGGGCAATGCTAGCGAGGAAGTCTGCCTCTTATGTGGCGCCGGAGGATGCGAAACAGCAGATCGCGCGCGCTGTTTCTAATACGATCAGGGCCGCCATCAAGAAGTAGTGGCAACCATTAGCATCAGGCACACCATCTGGACGCTATCGCTTGACAGGGGAAATGAACCACCTCATAGGCGAGTCCAATGCACATTCGAGAATAGCGCCTGCGGCCCAATGGGATCGCGGGCGTTTTTCGTTTCAGCGGCGGTAGCTCAGTGGTTAGAGCGTCCGGCTCATAACCGGAAGGCCATGGGTTCAAACCCCATCCCCGCTCCCAAATCTGCGGCGCTCTTGAGCGATCATCAGCCCGTGATGAAGTGATGCCACGGCCCCCAACCAACCAAAAGGGGATCGGGCATCGGACTGAGAAGGGTCGGGCGACGGCCACCGCCCCTGCGCCATCCCGTATCCAGCATTTGAAGGCTGGTTGGGACCAAGCGGGGAATAAGCGAATCCTTGCCTCGGTAAATCACTTCCCGCAGGTCACTTTCCAAGAGGTGCTCTCACAGACCTCCGAACGGCCCAAAGAGAGCGTAAGCCGTTCACCTCGCTTTCCCAGTTCATCGCCCGGTCCAGGTCCGGCTCGGTAGTTTCCTCCCTTGATGCGTGCGCAGGCACCGGAGGCCGGGCGGTGATCCTTTCCACAAGCCCCCTATTCAGTGAGTTCCGTCATGGCCGCACCCGAAGGCAACAGGTTCTGGGAAGCTCGCAGCTCCCATGGTCGCAAACCAATCTTCGAAACAGCCGAGGATCTGTGGAATGCCTGTGTGGAGTATTTCGCATGGGTGGAGGAAAACCCGCTCTATACCACTGAGTTGGTCAAGTATCAGGGAAGCGCAGAGCAGGTCGAAGTGCCAAAAATGCGGGCCATGACCATCACAGGGCTCTCCCTTTTCCTCGATATCGACGTGACAACATGGAAGGCACAGGCGAAGCGAAGCAAAGATTTTTCCACTGTCGTAACGCGAGCCGAGGGCATCATCTACGATCAGAAGTTCTCTGGTGCCGCTGCTGACCTCCTGAATGCCAATATCATCGCCCGCGATCTTGGTCTGGCTGACAAGCGAGAACACACAGGAAATGACGGCGGGCCGATCAAGGTAGAGGGCCGGACATGGCGCGACGTGCTGAGGCAGGAGACCGACCAGCCGGAAGCGGAGTCGGAGGAATAGCCAGGCCTCTCACGAACCCGGCTCTGTTCGAGTTCTGGGAGGAGGTTTTTCTCGGCGGCAATGATACGGCGGTTCTTCACGGTGGCCGGTCCAGCTCGAAGACGCGGGACACAGCCTGTCAGCTGGTTCGCCTGATCGATCATGTCGGTGTCGGCATGCGAGTCCTGTGCATCCGTCGCTTCCAGAACCGCATCAAGGATTCGGTCTACACAGAGCTGAAATGGGCGATCAATCATCTGGGGCTCTCGGACAAGTTCGAGATCCAGAAGAACACGATCATTCATGTGGACACCGGCTCGGAGTTCATCTTCTACGGCACCGAGCGCAATATCGACGACATCAAGGGCACGTCGGACGTGGATATCCTCTGGGTGGAGGAGGCTGAAAAGCTGACCGAGGATCAGTGGGTCATCATTGGCCCGACGATCCGGAAAGAGGACAGCCTGGCAATCCTGCTGTTCAACCCGAAACTGGTCACGGATTACGTCTGGAAGAACTTCGTGGTGAACCCGCCGCCGCATACGGTGGTTCGCAAGATCGACTATACCGAGAACCCGTTCCTGTCGCAGAAGGCGCTGCGGGATATCGCGGCCATGCAGGAACGCGACCCGGAGACGTTCGAACATGTCTATGGCGGCGTTCCGCTGGGAGACAGCGAACTCTCCATCTTCAAGCGCCGCTGGCTCGATGCCTGTGTGGATGCGCATGATGTGCTCGGCATCGACCTGGCCGGCCGAAACGTGATCGGCTTCGACCCGGCGGATGATGGCGAAGACAAGTGCGCCACCGCGGACAAGATCAATGGCGTCTTCATCGACGCTGAGGACTGGTCATCCGGCAAGGATGAGCTGGTGCAGAATGCCAAGCGGGTATGGGCGAAGGCCAACCGCATCAAGGGCTGTGTCTCCTATGACACGATTGGCATTGGCGCATTCGTCGGCGGCTACATTGATGAGCAGAACGAGACAGAAGGCGGCGATGTGGAGCACTATGCCTTCCACGCTGGCGGGGCGGTCATGGATGGCGACAAACCCAGCGATCCGCAGAACGATAACAGCCCGCTCAACAAGGACGAGTACCTGAACCTGAAGTCTCAGTCTTGGGCCAACACCGCCCGCAAGGCGATGTTGACGTTCAACGCGGTCACCCGTGGCCAGTCGGTCAAGCCGGAGGACATCCTGTCGTTCTCGTCCTCAATGGGCGCGGAGAAGCTGGATGCACTGTTCACAGAGCTTTGCGTGCCCTGGTGGGTGGAAACCGAAGGCAAGAAGCGTGTCGTGCCCAAGGTCAAGCTGAAGAAGGATCTGGGCGTGAAGTCGCACAACCTCGCTGATGCCGTGATCGCCGCTGACAATATCGACCTCGGAGGCCAGCGCCATTACGCCGGCATGCTGCTATCAAAACGGAAGCGCTCATGACCCGACTATCCACCCTTGTGAACGCAGCAGAACGCAGGCTGGCTGCGATCTTCCCCGGCTACTTCGAAGGCGCCAAGCACGACCACTATCAGGATTTCGGCTATCCGAAGACGATCACCTTCCCGATGTTGCACGGCATGTATTGCCGCAACAGCATCGCACGCGCGGCTGTGGACAGCACAGTGGAGAAAGTGTGGGAGACACACCCGCAATTGCTGGAAAGCGACTCCAGCGAGGACGAAACGGACCTTGAATCCGATATCCGCCAGCGCTTCAGCGATATTCGCTTCTGGCAGAAGATCATGGACGCGGATACCAAATCTCTGGTCGGCGCCTATTCCGGCGTGATCCTGCGCCTGGCTGATGGCAAGCGCTTCCGTGAACCCGTCGACACAGTGCCCGGCGGACTGGATGGACTGGTCGAGATTATCCCCGCATGGGAGGGACAGCTGACCGTCTCCACTTGGGACACAGACGAACTCTCTGAGACCTATGGCCAGCCGACCATGTTCCAGTTCAACGAGTCATCGATCGGCAACACCAACACACAGCAGCCACGCCAATTCGAGGTGCATCCGGATCGCGTGATCGTCTGGTCGAAAGATGCCACCGTGCACAACCGGTCCTTCCTTGAGCCCGGTTACAACGACCTGATGACGCTGGAGAAGGTCATCGGCGCCGGGGGCGAAGGCTTCTGGAAGAACGCCAAGCGCGACCCAATCATCAATGTCGAGCCTGATTTCAAGGTCGCCAACATGGCAAAGGCCATGGGCGTCCCCGAGGAAGAGCTTCTCGATCTGATGAACGATCAGGTCGATGACTGGCAGAAGGGCTTCGACAAGCTGCTCATGCTTCAGGGCATGACGGCCGAGACGCTTTCGGTCACCCTGCCCAGCCCGGAACACTTCATTGCTGGCCCGCTGCAGACCTTTGCAGCCTCGATCCGCATGCCCATGAAGATCCTCGTCGGCACCCAGACCGGAGAGCGCGCCAGCACCGAGGACGCCAAGCAGTGGAGCAAGACCTGCATGTCACACCGGGAAAACCGGGTGATCCCGAACATCATGGACGTGATCAACCGCCTGGAGCGGTTCGACATCCTGCCGGAGCGTGACTGGAACCTCGATTGGGACAGCCTGACTGACTCCAGCGAGGACGAGAAAATGGGGCTGGCCTCGAAGATGTCAGAGATCAACTCCAAGATGGAGCGCTCGGGCGAGATCGTGTTCACGCATGACGAGATCCGCGAAGTCACCGGCCGTGACCCGCTCAGCGATGCGGACAAGTACCGCGAAGAAGACGAGCCGGACGAAGAGGACGAGGCAGCCGCGCTGGGCCTTGTGCCGGAAGAGATCGAAGCCGCGGCCTGACCGGCCTCACCCAGTATCAAACGCAGCAGGCGGTCCATGTGGCCGCCTTTTTCATATGGAGCATCCGATGCCCAAGCTACTCCCAGCCTTCCTCGTCAACCGCAGCACCAAGGATGAGCAGGTCGCCGTCCATGTCCGCTGCAACCTCGCCGGCAAGATCAAGCGCGAGATGCGCGACGGTCGCGAAACCATCATCCTGCCCAGCTATGCGGCCAAGGCTGACACCGTGCTCAATGGAACGCTCTATCCGCGCGAAGAACTGCAGAAGTCCTATGCCGGCCTGAACCGGACCCCGGCCCCTCTCGGTCATCCGCTGATCAATGGCAATTTCGTCGCTGCCCTCGACCCGGAGGCGCTGGCCCGCAACTATGTCTTCGCCTGGAACGAGAACCCGCGCTGGGATGGGGAGCGCATTGCTCTGGATGTGGTCATTGATGTCGCCCGCGCCAAGGAGAGCGAAGGCGGCAAGCAGGTCCTGAACGCGATCGATGCGGGCACCCCGATCAGCACCTCCACCGGCCTGCTCTGCATGCTGGAATATGTCGAGGGCGCTGAACACGACTCCATCGCGCGCGAGATCGTCTGGGATCATGTGGCGATCCTGCTGGATGAGGAACCAGCCATCAGCACTGGCCAAGGCGTCGGCATCTTCGTGAATTCGTCTCGCCAGACCGGCAAGACCACTGAACTAAAGGTCATCAACTCGACCATTGAGGAAGAGTTCGACCGAGAAATCGAATGGGCGGCAGAGAGCATCTGGCGCGCAGTCGAGCGACGCGAAGAGCGGGAAGATGACCGACCCGCTGTTGAGCGTATCAAGTCCGCTATCATGAAGGCACTTGGCCTCGAGCGGGAACCCTCTGCAAATCGAAAGGAAGCAGATATGTCGAAAGAGCAAATCGACGCGCTTTCCGCGAAGGTTGACGCCCTCTCGGAGTCGATCACGCCGGAAGCCCTGGGCAAGACCATCGGTGACGTGGTGGCCAACGCCATCAAGCCGCTGACGGACAATCTGAACGAACTTCAGAATGCCCAGAAGGCCAAGGACGATGCCGAACTGGCAACGCTTCGTGAGAAGATCGTCAAGGCCAATCTCATGGACGAGGAAGCTGCCGGTGAGCTGACGCTCAATGCCGCCCGCGCCCTCGCCAAGAAGGCCGAGCCGAAGAAGGCTGCGGCACTCAACGGCAAGTTCGACGGGGCCGGCGATGAAGCCGACCAGTGGGACGGCTACACCATCAACCAGCACGTGAAGACGGAGGTTTAATCCAATGGCTGGAAACGTGATCTATCGCGGCCCGATCAAGGACGAGCCTGAAACCGTCTCCGACAAGACGGTTGCCGGCGCATACCTTCCGGGCATTCTCGTCACCGAGTCAGCTTCTGCGCTGACGGTGGCGACCGGAGCCAACATCGAGGACGATCTGCTCGTTCTCTCCAATCGCCGTTTCTATGGCCAGGACGTGGCGACCGCCTACGCCTCTGGTGATACCGGCGTCGCCTATCGTCCGCGCCCGGGCGAAATCTATCAGGTCCGCGTTGCGGCAACCACTTATGCCAAGAGTGACCCGCTCACTGTAGGCGCCAGTGGCTACCTGGAAGACGCTGCGGCGGGCGAACGTGTTCTCGCATTCTTCGAGGATACGCCGGGCGCATACTCCGCAGGCGACTTGGCTGATGTTCGCATCGCCAACAGCTTCAACATCGCAGCGGTATAAGGAGCCCTACCATGCGCGTTTATAACTCCCGCAATCCTTCCGGGGCTGATACCGGCATCGATATTCCTGATCGCATGCCGATTGCCTCGCAGGAGCAAAACAACTGGCTGCTCAATCGCCGCCGCCAGGTCGATGCTCACGAGCTGAACTTCCTCGGCAATGCCAGCCCGCTTCCCCGCGATGTGTGGGGTGAATGGGATCGTGAGGGCATCGAGGTCCAGCGTGAAGTGCTGGCCGTCTTCGGTGACCTTGCGGCCGCTGTGGGTACGCCCATGCCGATTGGCAAGCTGATCCACTACTTCCAGCAGATCAGTGACTCCGGCGAGGCACACGTCTCTCTGGATGGCCGCTCGAAAGGCCGCACCGATCAGCAGGTCATCAGCTATCAGGGTACGCCGCTGCCGATCATCGACAGCCCGTTCTCTTATGGCTGGCGCCAGATGGAAGCTGCCCGCACCGAAGGTTATCAGCTGGACAGTGCTGGCCGTCGCAACGCTGACTTCAAGGTGGCGAAGAAGCTGGAGAGCATTGCGCTCGTCGGTGACACTTCCATCGTGGTAGACGGCAAGCCGCTCTATGGCCTGACCACCCACCCGAAGCGCAACACGCGCTCCACCACGAATGACCTGAGCGCTTGCACGGGTCCGGAGTGGACGGCTGACGTGAATGCGACGATCAAGCTGCTGCATGCGGACAATTTCCGCGTTCCGGCGACCCTCTATGTCAACTGGGATGACTGGTTCTATGCCACCCAGACTGACTATTCCACGCAATACCCGAACAAGACCATTGCCCAGCGTATCCTGGAGAATGGCGGCGTTCGTGAGGTGATCCCGGCATCTGATGTGCCGGCGGATACCATCATTGCCGTGGTCAAGGATCGCCGCAGCATCCAGGTGCTGAACGGCATGCCGATGAACTCCCGCCAACAGTTCCGGGCCAACCCGGAAGACGATTACAATTTCCTCGTCATGGCGGCGCAGGCCATCGAGATCAAGTTCGATGCCGAAGACAATTGCGGCATCGCACACTCCTCGTAAGTGAACCGGGCGGCGGGGCTTAGGCCTCGCCGCTTCTCCCCCAAGGAACCCCCATCATGCAATACGAAATCACTCAGCCCGGCGTCTATGACGGCGAGGGTAAGCCCGTGAAGGTCGGCACTGTATTCGACATCAAGGGCGACGCCGTTCCGGCATGGCTCGTGAACAAGGGCCGCCGTCTCGGTGGTGACACCGAAGGCAAAACGCCGATCACAAATCCGAAGAAGGATGCACGCTCAGCCGAAGCGAAGGCGAAGGCTGAAGCCGAGGAAAAGGTTCGCCTCGAAGCCGAAGCGAAGGCGAAGGCTGCCAACACCAAGCCATCCGCACAGGAGCGTCAACAGCGCCTGCGCGAACTGGTTGGCGAGATGAAGCCGGAAGCCTTCACTGCTGACGGCTCGCCTGACGTCAAGGTGCTCAACGGCATGTTGAATGAAGGCGAAATTGCCTTCACCGCCGAAGAGCGTGACCAGCTGTGGCCGGGCATCAAGGGCGAGTTCACCCCGCCTGCCGCCGGCAAGTAAACAGATTGCCGCCCTGTCCAAGATGGGGCGGCGCTCACCCCCAGCCAGGATGATCAGACATGCCATACGGAACGCTGGCCGGTTTCCGGTCATACTGGACAGATCGCGGCAACAGCGCGCCGACGGATGCAGGGGATGCAGATGCCAATGCGGCGCTCGTTCGCGCCTCCGATCACATCAAGTACAGGTACGTGGCCAACCTGATCAAAGGCTATGACGAAACCCTCGATGTGGTGGAGGACGCAACCTATGAGGCTGCGCTGCTCGAACTCACCACAGTGGGCTTCTTCTCCAAGACATACACGCCAGCCCAGCAGAAGGTGCTGACCGGCGTAGACAAGATCAGGTGGACCGTCACCGGCGACGCCAGCAACAAGTATGCGCAGGCGCCTGTGTCCACCCTCATCGAGGCCATGTTCGAGCCCTATGTGCGCGACCTGAATGACGCGCAATTCCGGTTCATGTCGATTGGCCCGGGAACACTCTGATGGCAGAGGACTGGGCCAGCATCGCCGCCGAGGTCGAGGATGCCATCCGCTCGGTATCGGACACCAGCCAGCCGAACGGCTTTCCTGCCACCATCCGCAAGGCAGGGACAACGGCCGGCGCGAACCCATGGGATCCAGCGACGGGCACGCCAACCTATCACACAGTCTGGATCGTCGACGGGGATCGCGTCATCCGTGATGAGACGGGCACGCGCATCGAACGCATCGAACGGACGCTGATGGTATCGGCCACCGGCACCGCCATCGAAGACGAAGACATGATCGCTGTGGGAATAGCCGCCGAGGATGCGAGCGAGGCCACACAGTGGGAGACTATCAAGGAAGTCCGCCCAGTCGCGCCTGCTGGCGTGGTGGTTTACTACAGCCTGGTCATCGACGGTGCGCCGGGCAAACTCTCAACCTGAAGGAAGCCCCCATGAAATACACCGTTCAGAAAGCCAACCAGTTCTTCAAGGGCGACAAGCCAATCCCGGTCGGGGGCGATATCGATCTGGAGGACAATGTGCTCACACGCAAGTTCGTCGAGCGCGGTCATGTGGAGGCACCTGCGAGCGGCGGCACGGTCTCCGGCAAGCAAGAGTATCGCCCCGGCGAGAGCGCCTCAGAGACCACGATCAACAAACCAGAGCCAGACGCTGACTAGATGCCCCGCAATATCCCGGACATCGACCAGCTAACCGAGCTGTGGGAGCCGCGCCTGCGCGATGCCTTCCTCGAAAGCATCGACGGCGTGACTGACCGGGTGACGCTGAAGCAGATCACGGCCCTGCTCGAACGTGGGGACATTGATGGCCTGCTTGATTACCTCCGCATCAACCGGCTGAGCTTCCAGGGCTTCGAGATTGCCATGCGCGATATGTATGAGGCGGGAGGCATGCGCTTCGGCTCGTCGCTGCCGACACTGGCGCAATTCGTGTTCGACGTCCGCAATCCGCAGGCTGAGGCGTGGATCCGGGACAGGTCATCCAATCTCGTCACCGAGATCGTACAGGATCAGCGCAACATGATCCGGGGCCATCTGGTCGAGGGCCTGGCACGGGGCGACAATCCCCGCACCACCGCAATCGAACTGGTGGGACGCATCGATCGTGCGACTGGCAAGCGCTCTGGCGGGATTATCGGCCTCACACAGCAGCAGGAAGCGTGGCAGCGCGCCTATGCTGCCGAGTTGGTTTCTGATGACCCGGCCATGCTCCGCAAGGCTCTGGGGCGCAAGCTGAGGGACAAGCGCTTCGACCGCGCCATCCAGAAGGCCATCAGGACCGGCAAGCCCATCCCCGCAGAGACCCGCCGCAAGATGGCGCGCTCCTATCGCAACCGCATGCTGAAGTATCGGGCGGACGTCATCGCCAGGACCGAGACACTGCAATCCCTCGCAGGCTCTCAATACGAGACCTATCGCCAGGCCATTGATGCCGGCGAACTTCGCGCCGATCAGGTCACCAAGATATGGAAGAGTGCCAGTGACGAGCGCGTTCGCTTCTCCCATGCGATCCTGCATAACGACAAGGCGCTGTTTGATCAGCCGTTCATATCACCATTGGGCAACGCCATGCGCTTTCCCGGCGACCGCTCGCTTGGTGCGACCGCGGCCGATACGATCCAGTGCCGCTGCACACTGAACTACCGGGTGGTATTTGAGTGATGGGCCAGTTCGTGGATGCGGTTCTGGAATTCAATGACAAGGCGCTTGAACGCGCTGATCTGGTGCTGAAATACGCAGCACAGGATCTATCAGAGGATGTGACCAAGCCGATCTATGAAGGCGGCCGCATGCGGGTGGATACCGGGTTTCTCCGGGCGTCCTTCCGGGCCACGCTGGATGTTCCGATCCTGACCGCCATCGAAAAGCCGGATGGGGAATACTTCGCCTTCGATAGCGCCGCCATTGGCCTGACGATCAACCGCATGACCATGGGGCAAACGCTTTATCTGACGTTCACTGCCAACTATGCGCGCCACAGGGAGTACGGCGCCAGAGGACAGGCGCCTGATGCCTTTGTGCGCACATACACGGCCGACTGGCAGGGGTACGTCAATCGCGCTGCGGAGCGGGTGAAGAAGTTGGATCGCTAGCGGTCTGGCCGTCTTTAGTCATCTCGAAGCCAAGGATCATATAGGCCAGCGTCATCCGCGCTGTCTGCAATGCCGTGTCGGCTGACGTCGATGCGCCTCGCTCCACACCAAGAACATCATGCGCGGCTCTCAGGCGCCGCAGGGTTTCAGCACTATCCAGAGGGTCAGCCATGGCAACCGATCACGAGGAATCGGTGAGAGCGGCTTTGTTCGGTCATCTCACGGCCCTGACTACGACACCGGCCACAGAGATCGCGTGGCCAAATATCAGCTTCGACCCGGCCACTTACCCATATCTTCGGGTGAATGTCATCCCGACACGGCCCGGAATGATGACCGAGGACGGCACACGCAAGCCGCACCGGGGCATCCTTCAGGTCGATGTCGTGACCAAGAGGGGCGGTGGCTATCCGTCCAGCCTGGTCGATCAGCTCTGCCAGCATTTCCGGCAGGGCGTCCAAATCTTCGGCTCAGATGGGCGGTTCGTCCACATCACCGAGCCGCCATACCCCACGGCCCCGTTCGACGACGAGACCGAGACCATCGTGCCGGTGCAAGTCCGGTACACCTCCTCCTCAACTGTCAGCTCATCGTAAAGGAGACATTCCATGTCTGACGGACGCACCAACATTGCTTCGAAGCTGTATATCTGCGCGACACCGCAGGACGGCAACCTCACCAAGACCGAGTATGAGGCCCTGACCTGGGTTCTGATCACGGGCGTTGGCACCTGCGGTGAATTCGGCACCGACGAGAACATCAGCGAGTACCAGCTGGAAGACGGCAACACGCTGAAGGCCAAGGGCTTCATGAACATGAAGAACGTCGATGTCGAGTTCGTGCCCGACTATGATGATGCTGGCCAGGATGCCCTCCGCGCCGCTGGCGACACCTACACCTCCTATGCCTTCAAGCGTGAGAAGAACGACAAGCCGGATGCTGGCGGCACCAACTCGATCTTCTACGCCATCGGCAAGGTCAAGAAGGTCACGCCTGTGGACGGCACCGGCGATGACTTCATCCGCCACATGACGACGATTGCGCAGGAATATGCGCCTGTGTTCGTCGAGCCGGCAGCCGGCGCATAAGGGACAGGTCATGGATATTTCAGGCATTGATCCGCACACTTCGACTCTGCACCTCAAGCTGCCGGGCTCGTCCGAAAAGATCGGGCTCGCGCTTGAGCTGCAGAGCCTCACCAGCGACGCCTGCCAGAAAGTGGTCGAAGAAAACCAGGCCGCCTATGCCGAGGCGCGTGAAAAGCATGGCGAAATCCCCAAGGAAACCTACGAGGAAGGCGGTCTGAAGCTTTACGCCGCCACCATTGTCGGATGGACATGGGAGAAGGATGCCAGCTGGGGCGGTGAGCAGCTGAAATTCACCAAGGCCAACGTCATGAAGGTTCTGAGCAAGGACTTCATCCTGCGCCAGGTCACTGAAGCGGCGAATGAGCAAAAGCGTTTTTTCGCCAAGTATGCGAAGGGCTCGTAAGGCACCTTCGCAACCGGGTCCGGTATCACACCCCCGGATATGACGGTAAGACACGCGCGACCATCCACCGCGAATTCAGCCAGCCGGTTCCGCATGTGGCCAAGCCGAAAGGCGGCGATCACTTGCTGAGCTGGTTCTATCAGCTGAGCGACACGAGGTCCTATTCGGACGGGGTGCCCCAGCCGATCACATTCACCGAAATCGAGGCTTGGTCGCGGCTATCGCGGACACGCCTCAAACCTCACCACATCGAAGCACTGACGATGCTGGACGCCGCCTATCGCTCGGAAATGGGCGAGGCCATCACCTATTCGAACGAACGACGCAGACGGGAGCAGGGCAGGAAATGACCGATATCGCCACGCTCGGAATTGCTGTTACCTCGGATGCCAAAGGTGCGGCGGCGGACCTGGACAAGCTTGCAGGATCCGCTGGTGCCGCCGAGGGCGCGACCGAAAGCCTTGCGGAGTCGGCAGGCCGCGCTGCCGCGGCTGAAGGCAACCTTGGCAGCAAGGCCAGCATGGCTTCCTCGGCAGTCAATGCGAACACGACTGCGGTGAAGACGAACACAGCCGCCCTGCATGCGCAGGCCGCAGCCGCACGATCCGTTGCCGGCCGTCAGCAGCAGATGATGTGGCAGTCCAACGACATCTTCATGATGCTGGCATCCGGCCAGGCTGTGCACATGATCGCCATTCAGCAGGGCTCCCAGCTGGCGCAGGTCTATGCGGGGCCGGGTGGTCTGAACAATGCGTTCAAGGACTTCACGAAGCTGATGGGCGGTGTCATCCGCACGATGCTTCGCTTTGCCGGGCCGCTCACGTTTGTCACCGTGGTCGCGGGCAGTTTTTCTGTGGCGCTGCAGCAGCTCAATCGTGAGGCTGAAGAGACAGAAAAGCTTCTGGAGGATATGCGGAACCTCAGCGAGGATAACGCTGACGCGCTGCAGGATACCGCAGAGAGCGCCCTGAAGGTGGATCTGGCCCGCATCGGTCGTGAGGCAGACAATAGCGTCACGCCTATGCGTGAGTTCAAGAACGAACTGACGGGTGTTGCTGCTGCATTGAATGACATCACGGTCGCCAACTTCATCAAGCAGACCGGCGAGATGATGAAGCAGATTCGCGACACCGAGGCGGCCATCGACAAATTGGAGCAAAAGGCGCTGAGGGAAGCGCCGAGTGTCAGCTTCGCCTACGGCTCAACGGGCGGTCTCTCAAACCCAGGCACAACGCAGCGCGGCCTCACGCCTGAAGAACAGGAGGCGCTCACCTACGCGCGAAATGAACTGGTTGGTCTTGAGCGTCGACTCAACAGCTTCGGCAACGTTCTGTCTCCAGAGCAGTCCAAGGGCATTCTCAACGCATTGACGAGGGGGGACGCGGTAGGAGCTGCTGAAAAGTTCCGTGATGCCCTCAAAGGCGTCATGGAGGACAGTAAGACAACGACCTCCGAACAGAACAAACAGGCCACCACCATGGAGCGTCTGGCCAAGCTCGCAGAGCGCCAGCATGAGGCCACGGTGAAGGCACGCGGTGATGAGATCGAACTCATCAATTACCGCCGCGATCAGGAAATCAAGGCCATCAATGACGCCGCTGCCGAAGCCATCGCGCAAGGCAACAGCCGCCATCAGGTCGAGATGCTGCGCGATCAGGCCGCGGCTGATGCCAGAATGGCCGCAGAGCGCGAGATTGCCAATTTCCGGGAGCAGGAACACGAACGCACCGTTGCTGCCCTGCAGCGCGACTTCGACCGGCTCATGCGGGATATGGAGCGCACTGTCTCGGACCGCCAGCGGGTGGCTCAGCGCGGTGCGGATTTCGACAGATCCCTACAGCCGGCCACTGATGAAAACCAGGTGGAATGGTGGCGTCAGGATGCACAAGGCGAGGCCGCAAGCATCCGGGATCGTGAGCTTGAGCTTTATCGGGGCAATCAGGAAGAGCAGCTGCGCATCAAGCAGGAATTCCTCTACCGCGAGGAAGAGATCGAGCGCATTGCTGCACAGGAGCGCACCCGCATACGCGAGCAGCAATATGCGGACTCCGCCGGTCTGGCGTCCACATTCTTCGGTGCCTTGGGTGATCTGGCATCAGCATACGGCGACGAACAGTCTGACGCGGCAAGAACACTATTTGCCATCAGTAAGGGTCTGAACCTTGCGCAGGTGACGATGAACGCCTTCACGGCCTATTCGCAGGCATGGGCGGACCCGACGCTGACGTATTATCAGAAGGTGTTCACCAGCGTGCAGGCAATGACCAGCGTGCTGACTGCATTGGCCAGTCTTCGGAACGTCCAGCTGAGCGGCGCGCGCGAAATGGGCGGCCCCGTCTATCAGGGCGGCACCTATCTCGTCGGTGAACGCGGTCCGGAACTGTTCACGCCCGGATCCTCCGGCCAGATCACCTCGAACGCCAACCTGCAGAAGGCCATGGGCGGCCCAGCCAATGATAATGGAACATCCGGCACCTTGCGCCTGATCGTGCCTGAAGGCTGGCAGGTCCAGATGGATGAGCAGGCAAGGCGGCTGGTTCAGGTTGAGAGAGCTGCAGCGGATGCGCCAGAGCGCGCAGCGGGGGCAGTGGCTCGTGACATTGCCCAAGGCGGCGGAACCGTCTCAGGCGTCATTGAGAGCAAGTATGGACTTAATCGGGCGGCAGGTGCGTAATGGTCGACAGTTCAGCGCGCCTGCAGAAATACTATGCCTCAGCACCAGCGGGCGAGATCGCGCGGGAGGGTCTGAGCCTCTTCCACTCGGCGTTCTCGCAGACCTGGCACTTCACCAACTTCCCGGAGGCGTTCAGCGCGAATGTGCGGGGCGGGAGCGTCGACTTCCTGATCCATCCATTCACATTCCGCGAACCTGACGCTTCCACCACGGGCAAGCTGGAAGTGCTGGTCGATATCTACAATTCCGGCCGGGACTTCATTGCTGAGCTTCAGGCCGCGGCTGCGGATGCGTCAAGCCGGATCGAGTTGGAGTACAATGTCTACCTGGATCCGAACACGGATGCGGAGAAGACAATCCTTTTGGATGTTCAGGCGGTTTCGCCGTCGCAGGATACGAGCAGCGCAACGCTTCGTGCGGTCGGCGCCAATGTCCTGAACAGCCCGTATCCGCGCACCTATTACCGCACCTCCAAGTTTCCGGGGCTGAGGCGATGACTTCCGATGACGTGATCAACGCCATGCTGGCGACTGAGTACGAGCGGGGTGCGCGCGGACCTGATGCCTGGGATTGCTGGGGACTTGTCTGCGAGGTCTGCCGACTTATGAACTGGCCTGCCCCGTACGACCCGCTGGCGCATTCAGACGATCCACGCGGCTTGCTGACCATCTTCCGTCAGCATGTCCTGGCTGAGGACTGGAAGCTGACTGACTGTCAGGATGGAGCTGTCGCTTTCTTCGGCAAGTTCGCTGCTGCCCGCCATGCTGGCATCGTCATCAATGGCGGCGTTCTCCACACGCGGGAGGATACTGGCCCGCAATGGCTGGCGCCAGAGGATCTGGACGAACACAAGATCGAGTACGCACTATGGGCACGGTAACGATCCTGCACAGCCTGACCGACCCGGATGCGCGTGAAGTCATCGAATGGGATGGCCCCTATATCGACTTTCTTGAGCGCCGCTTTCCGGAAGGGTTCAACCAGCCGCACCGCACGGTCGACATGACCAATGGTGGCGAGGTCTGGGGCGAGGCCGCGCTTGAGCCAGTGGGAGAGCGCAACCTGACGCTGGCCTTCGCACCCGGCGGTATTGATCCTATCACGGCTGCAATCATTGTTGTCGCGTCGGTTGCTATCTCTCTCGCGGTCACGTTCCTGCTGACACCGAAAGCGCCGGCAACGGTGGACGGAAACAGCGCAGGCAGCGCTTACAGCGTAAGTGCGCAGGCCAACCAGGCGCGGCTGGGGGCACCGGTTCCGGAGCAGTTTGGTCAATGGGAGCGCACGCCCGAATATGCTTCCCAGAGCTACCGCGTTTATGCGGGCAACGAGGAAATCCGATATTTTCTGCTGTGCCTCGGCGCGGGTAAGCATCAGGTCGATTCTGTTAAAATCGGCGAGACCCCAATAACGGACTTGCCGAGCGGGATTGTTTCTTACTCTGTCTACAATCCGGAGGATCACGACTCCGAGCTTGGAAACATAAATAGTGACTTTGGCATTCACGAAAACGTGGAAACCAGTGGCGAAGTCGACCAGCAAGAACTGGAGCCGGGTGGATCCTCAGTCTACTCCGATACGGTTGACGGCTCTACCACGTCAGGCACGAAAACCATCGTGTTCAACTCGCCCATTGCTGACTCCGCCATCAGGGCGGGAGATGTCCTGACAATCTCTGCGCCACCAGCACTTGCCGGAACGAAAACGGTTTCATCTGCGACAGAGTACAGTATCACCGTGACCACCAACTTCGGCGCGAGCGTCACTGATGAGGCAATATCATTCAGTGTCAAGCGCAGCACGATTACCAGCACGGGGCCGTTCGTGACGAACAAGGCCGGGTCACAAACGACCCGCATTGAGCTGGATGTTGAGTTTCCGGGTGGACTGTATAAGCAAAAGGATGATGGCTCGTTCCAGAACCTCACAGTTGCCGTAACCGCGACCGTTCAGGAAATTGATGACAGCGGCAATGATGTAGGCTCTCCGACTGGCCACACGTTCAATGTGACAGAGGCCACAAACGAACCGCAGCGGCGCACATTTTCCATCACCAAGCCTGCGGGAAGGTACAGCGTATCTCTTGCCAGGACCGACTCTCAGGATTTGAAGGCGAGAGATTCACACCGGACAATATGGACGGGTTTGAAGGCGTTCCTTCAGTACGACAACAGTTCGCCCCGATATGGCGATGTCACGCTCATGGCGATGAAAATCACTGGGGCGCAGGGGATATCCAGCTCGTCACAGAGCCGTATCTTCGTGAAGAGTACCCGCATCATCAACCAGCTGGGCACCAGCACGCCAGTGGCCGGCGGGAACCTCGCTGATGTAATGAGCCACATCTATGTGAACCAGGTTGGCCGGCCCGCGAGCGAGCTGGACAATACGGCATTCTCGGCGTTCAGGTCCGCGCAGGCATCTCGATCCGGGTTCAATGGCGTCTTCGATAGCGTCGGGACCGTATGGAGCGCATTGGAGACCGTTGCCGCCCTCGGCCGGGCACGGCCATACCCGAAGGCAATGACACTCTCTCTGGTTACTGATGGTGTGAAAACCCGCAGTTCTGTCGTGGCGCCGCATAACACCCTCAGTGGTGGAGTGAAGGCGCAATATAACTGGATTGATCCGGGCGGCTTCGATGGTGTGGTCATCGAATACTTCGACCCGGCCACGTTCGAGAGAAAGACCGCGAGTTGGCCGCTGGATGAGGATGACCTCATCAACCCGAAACAGCAGAAGGCGCTCGGTCTCGCACATGACAATGAGGCCTTGTCGATGGCCAAGTACATCTGGCGCCAGATCACACAGCGGAATGTCGAGTTCAGTTGGCGGATGGAGCTGGATGGCCGCAACTTCAAGCCATATGACCGGATCGGGCTGGTGGTGCCGGAGTTCAACTGGGCTGAGGCGGCCTTTGTCACGGGTGCCAGCGGCAATGCGATCACTCTCGATCAGATTGCGCCAGCGGGTGCGCTCTCGGTCATTCTGAGGGACGAGGACGGCACAGCAAGCGATGTGCTTCCCGCTACGGGCAATGGGACCAATACAATCACCCTGGATGATCCGCCGCCGTTTACGCTCAGTCATGACGGAACACAGGTCTCTACAATCTGCGCCTTTGCGCTGACAGCGGACTTCACGGTTCAGGATGTCACGGTCATGAAGGTCAGTCCGGCGAAAACATCCACCGCGATCGATGCGGTGAACTATGATGCAACCCTGTTCGATGGACTAGTCTGATGGCGAATGCATTCACATGGCCGGTTGCGCTTCCGGTGCCGACGCTTGCCTCAGCGGGCGGCGACATTGATTTCGGCTATCAGAATAGCGCCATGCAGAACGGCGTCCTGAGACAGCGCCAGACGTATGCGAACCTGCCCTATAGCCGGAGTGTTGAATTGCCGCTGACCACGCTGGAGGCATCGCGGCTGATCGCGTTCCTGAGATCCCTTCAGGGCGCCAGCTTCGACATGCCGCTGAGTGTGCCGGGCGACCCGGAGAATGCAAGGCCGACGGTCTCGGCGCGGTTCATGGGGAATCTGCAGCCGAAGGCGACTGACGGCCGCACGGGGCTCTACAGCTTCGATGTGTACGTCGAGGCGCTTCCTGACAGCCCGCCCGATGAGTATTTCGACTATTTCGACGCCCTCGGCGATGACCTGAATCCATACTGGCAGGCGCTTGAGAACTTCGTGAACAACTGGGGCGCATAGCCCGAACCATCCCCCAATCAGAATTAGGAGAAGCCGATGGCTGACCTGAGTGGATTCACTCCGGCGCAGAAAGTTGCGCGCGGTGAACTGAACGAGCAAGCTCGCGAAGACTGGGTAAACAATCCCTCCGGCACGGTGACGACGCCGGGTGGAACAGTGCTGAAAACCGTTGGCCAGGTTGTTACCGATGCAGAGGCTGTTATCGCTGCTGGAGTATCCGATCTGCGGGTGGTTGTTGCGCCCAGCTATGCTGTTGCTCAAGCACTCACAAGCCTTGAAGATGGCCGTGTCGTGCACATTAGCGGCGGGACTTCTGTCGGTGATGGTAGGGAAGGCAAGTTCATCTATCACGCCGGGGACTTTACGGCCAAGGTCACATCGGACCCGCTCGGCGGCATTTACCTCCCGTTGAGTGAAGACAGTGACGGCTCTGAGGGGTGCCTGGTCCGTCAAGGTGGTTGGAAGGTTTCGGGCGCAGATGCGCGCTGGTGGGGCGTGCTGGCTGATTTCGTTTACAATCCCGCCACGTTCACCGGAGACGGCACCGACAACCAGCCCATGATTGCGGCGGCGCTGGCGACGACGGGAGTCACGAAAGTGATTCTTCCGGCGGGTCATGTGATGGTCGACGACAAGACGAGCGTTGCGCAATTCAAGGTGCTCGAAGGGCAGACGGAAGCCTCGACCGTCATATGGGTGAAAGATACGTTCAACCTGTCCGCCACGGCCATCTTTGACACTGGCTCTGGCCTTGCGGCGGGCGGGCAGATCCGGAACCTGGAAATCAACCATTGCCAGCCGGACAGCGCCACACGCGGCGACCTGGTTGCCTATCCTCCGGCGATAGACGTCACGGCGGCGTTCTCTGTGATCGAGGACGTGACGATCAAGCGCGCGATCAAGGGCGTGGTGTCTTCGACCAATGCCGGCGGCACGCAAATCCGGTGCTTGAAAGGGTCGGCATTCAACGGGCTGCTGGACATTGACGGCTGGGAGCATTCCGGGTTCTTCGAGGATATCGACTCCGGCGTGTATGACATGACGGCAAACATGATCGCGCATCGAAATGACGGCACCTATTACGATGTCACGCTCGGGCGTATCGATGATATGAAATGGAAGGGCGGCATCGTGTTCCGCCATCCGAAGGCGCTTCGGCTGAAATCCAACGCAACGTTTGGCGAAATCAACGCCCTGAACCTCGATGATTATGGCGGGCTGTATGTCGAGGGCGGCCGGTTCAAGATCAATGGCAGCATGACCCTCGGCCAGACCGACGGCATCTGGGGCTCAATCTCCGGCGGCTCGATCGATCTGGCAATGAAGATGTCGCAATCCGTCCTGAATACGGACAGCCTGCTACAAATCAGCGGCTCGGCCGAAGTGGATCTCTCTGGGACCGAGTTGAATGCGGAGACGGCGGCGGATGTCCACCTGGTCGAAGTCACGAGCGGCGCGCCGGTCATCAATGATGCGGGCCTCAGAATCAAGCGCAGCCCGACAACGGCCTACACCAAAGAGTTCCTGAAACTGGCAGGCGCCACGGGTTCCCTGACCGGAATTCACATGATGTCGCGGAAGACGAGCGGGTCAGGTACGGTCCTGACATCGACGGCTGATGCGCGGCATATCCACTTGGCCGGCAACTATGCGAACGGCTGGACAGAAGGGCAGTTGAACGGGTGGCGGTCATGGACGCCGACAATCTCGGCAACATCAGGCACGCTCAACTCGACCTCGCTCAACACGGCGCAGTATCGCGTGATCGACGGCATGGCTGAAGGCAAGCTGAACTTTCGTATGGACGACAAGGGGACTGCTGCGGCAGACGCGCAGCTGCTGGCGACTCTCCCGCTCGCGGCGGCGAGCGGCACCGGCAACGAGTCTCACATTTCCGGCCGGGAAATGGCCAGCCCAGGCGCAAACCTCAGTGGCCGCATCGAGGCCGGCGGCTCGAACCTGTCGATCGCATGGGCCGACGGCACGGCGCAGATCATCACGACGGTTTCCGACCCATCGGCCCTGAATGTGATCACAGATGCCTATCGCTATGATGTGTCGTTCCGTTACCGCGTGGCTGCCTAGCATCGAGGTGTGATTTCAGGCTGCGGGTCGTATCTGGCGGCCTAGACCCGCCAGCAGTGAATGATGTGGCGTGACACTTCTGCATGCTCTGGGTGAAATGGCGTTTTTTCACTCTCGAACCGTGTGAAGCCGAACTCGCGCATCATGTCCTCGACGCAGCGCACGGTCGGCGTCCAGAAATTCGAGCCGTCGCCGTTGAGCGTGTCCAGCGTCCAGTAGCGGGCAATGGGATCGTCGCCGGGAATGGTCTGGGTTTCGATGATGACGCAATCGCGGGCGAGGGCCTGGGCCTTCTCCAGGATCGAGAGCATGTCGCGGACATGGTAGATCACGCCGGCCAGCAGAACGATGTCGTAAGTGCCGTGCTTTGCCGGGTCGAGATCCGGGATGTCGCATTCGATGGCAGCCACCTTGGAGCCGGTCAGGTCCCGGACATAACGGAAAACCTCATCTGTCCCCCAGCCCGGACCGGACCAGCAAAACCAGTCGCATGCGGTGGCGGTGGCGCCCCTGCGCTCTGCCTCGAAGGACATCCAGCCATCCCATGCGCCAATGTCGATCAGCGACTTCCCGGAAATGCCGTGCCGAAAGTACACGTCGGCCTCGGCCTTCAGATGCTCAATGGGCTTTGGCCCTGTAACGGGTGGGTGACCGTCGAACTCGAATGAATGGAATGGCCGTAGATCGGGTGAGCATAAGGTCATCAGACGATCCCCGCGAGCAAAGTGGAGGTGGAAATCAAATTAACGCGAAAATTTAACGCCACACAATAGAACAGCACCAAAATTTTCCGCCCGCCACGCTCAATGCGTGGCTTTTTTATGCCTGACACACAAAGGAGACCCCCAATGTCAGACGACAAGACGAACAAGGATGTGCTGGTGAATTTGGCACTCGAAGGCATGATGCCTTTGATGATCCAGAAGCTGCGCAACAGCGACCAGTATGGCGACATCATCAAGGCTATCGGTGAGGCCCGTGTGCTGGCGAAGGAAACGCGCCAGAAAGCACGTGAGCGCATTCAGGAAATCACCACTGAAACGCTGAACCGCATCGAAGAGGTGGATGGCCTGATCGATGCCAAGCTGGCGGAACTTGAGACGCTGGCGGCTGACTTCATGACCGAGCACGGTCTGACCAGCGTACTGGAGGATATCCGGGCCGCTGAGCCTTCGCCAGCGATCGAGGCACCGGCCCCTACGGACAGCACGGTCTAGGGCCATGCTGTTCATGCCAACGCAGGTGCGGCCCGTATCTCCCGAGGTGCGGGCCGGGCTTGTGCTTTCCTGGAGCGATGTGCGCAAGACCGGCGCGACCCGTCAGGGCAGGCCGGAATACGAAATCAAGCGGAAACTATGGTTCCGGGGTTTCGAGGTGCCGGCGGGGTTCGTCTTTGACGTTCACTCGCTGCCAAGGTTGCTGCGGGCATGGCAACCAAGGAATCCGGCATGGTGGGGGCCAGCGGCCCTGCATGATTGGGCGCTCGAAAGCGGCCTGATCTCGATCAAGGAAGCCAACCAGCTCTATCGCTGTGCCATGGAGGATCTGGGTGTTCGGTGGCTTCACCGGACGGTGGCTTTCACTGGCGTGGAATTCGCCCGGTACTGCTTCCCGGATCGCATCACTTGCATTGACCCGGACAACGCCCCGCTGGTCGAGGCCGCGTCTGGCCGGGAAATGGTGTTCAAGGAAGATATGCCCGGCATCCGCAAGGCGGTGTTCATGGCCGCCAAGGCCGCCGCCCGTGGATACCTCGCTACGAAAGGAGTGCCGTTGCCATGACCATCGCGCTCTATTCCGAGAACTTCCTGATGTCTTTCGCAGAGACCTCGACGCATGAGGGCGGCTGGTCAAACCACAAAGACGATCCGGGCGGCATGACCTTCATGGGCATGACCCGCAAGGCATACGCTGCATGGAGGGGCGTTCCAGCTTCCTCGATCACTGAACAGGACATGCGGAACATTCCGCTGGCTGAGTGCCAACGGTTCTATCACGAAAACTACTGGCTTCCGTGTGGCGGGGATGACCTGCCGGGCGGGCTCGATTTCGTGATCTGGGATATCGGCGTCAACAGCGGGCCTAAGCGCGCGGTGAAGATGCTGCAAAAGGCCATCAACAAGCTGGGCCGGATCAAGGTTCGGGTGGATGGCGTGATCGGCCCGAAAACCATCAGTGCCGCGGGCTATGCAAACGTCTTCGACCTGATCGATGAAGTCGGCAACACGCGGCTCTGGTTCTATCTCAGCCTGTCCACGTTCAAGACCTTTGGCGGGGGCTGGATGAAGCGCCTCGTGAAAGTAACCAGTTTCGGCACAGCCATGGCGCTGGGCCGAGCACAGGCGGTGATCATGTCCCGCCAGACCTATCGAGGCGGCGTGTAGTGAAGCCCCTCTGTAGGGCCGCCATCGCCGTGGCCCTGCTTCTTACCCCCATCCTCATTCTGACGGTGTGGTTCGGCCTTGTAATGGCTGAGCACGCTGTCTGGCGTTACGGCGCCGACTGACAGTCAATGAAAGGACTGAACCCATGAAATATGTCAAACCCCTGATGATTGCCATTGCGGCGATCTTCTCATTCTCCGCGCTGGCCGCCTGTGCCAGCTTCGATGGCCTGACCGCTGTTCAGGAACGCGAGGCCACGCCCCGCGCCACGGCCCTGATGATGCAGGCCGATATCGAGCCTGCTGTGAAAGGCATGGCCGACGCCTGCGAGGCGGGCCTTCTGGACGAGGACACCACGACTCTGATCGTCAAATATGCCGATCCGATCCGCTCGGCCATTGGCGCCTATGCGGCCAGTGCGCGCCCGTGCATAGTCGTGGACGGCAAGCTGATCACGGATCCCGGTGCAGATGGCCTCTGCTATCGCGGTTCGGTGCAAAAGGCGTCCTCCGCGGTTCCGACTGTCCTGAAAGAAGTCGGCCTTGCGGTAGGCGGTGACATCGGCCGGAAGGCATTCCTTGCCGGCGTGCTTGCCACCAGCTTTGTCAGCCGCGGCGATACCACCTCAGTTGATGGCTTCGATACCGAGACCGTCGACTATTCTCTGAAGGCGTTCGACGATACCTGGGAAGGTGTCCAGAAGGATGCAGATCGCCTGCAGGACTGCGCGGCCTCTCAGTAGGTTCGCAGCGGGGTGCGGCCGGGCGAAGGCTTGGGGGCTTGATCGCCTGGCCGCACTCATTTCTCACACTTGCATGGGGTGACACATGCCACCTTACAAATTCGCAGTTTACGGCTCCGAGGTGTTTCTCGGAATTATCGCGGGCGCGGGAAGTGCGGCCGCGAGCGCTGCTGGCGGGCATACATTCAACAGCCTGATCATTGCCGCCGCGTGCGCGGGCTCTGCCTCTGCCATCGCCTTCAATGCGTTCAACAGCGCGGAGAAGGAAGTCGACACGATTGTGCGCCGGGTGACGAAATCGTTCATCCTCTTCCTGATCGGTGTCTGCTTCGGCCTATTCATGAACACGTCCATTGCCGGCATCCTTCCCGGCGTTGACCTGATCGGCGGCACCTATCTGGGCGGGCTGACGGGATATGGCCTTGTCGCCATATTGCTGAGTTCGAGAATGCGTGAGGGTATTTCCGACACCATCTTTGCCGTCCTGCGTTTAGTCACAAAGGACAAGGACAAATGACGGTCGCCGATCTGATCAATGCACACGAAAGCCCCATCATTGTGCTGGCTTGCATCGCGCAGGTGATGTTCGCCTTCTTCGTACTGGTGGCCACCGCCGAACAGCCGGTGATGACGCCAAGCCTTCCATGGGTGAAGTGCAGCCATTCGCTGACACAGAACATCCTGCGCTTCCTGATCTGCCTCGGGTGGATCGGGGTCATCTTCGGGGCCACGCTCTCGGCCAGCGGCATCCTCATGGATCTGACAGGCCAGTCATCCCATATCGTCAGCCAGGCACAGAATGATTTCGGCGTTCTGATTTCCCGAATGTCCGGCGCGGTGATTATCCCGCATGCGGCCTATGTGTCGTGGCGGTTCGTGGTTCTTTGGGTCCAGTGCGAGCGGGAGAAACGGGGGAAGGGCTGAGTATCGCCCCAGCTTGGCCGCTGGCGAGCGGTTTTCACTTTTCCGCGCCATGACAAGGAAACCGAACAAAGCGCGCTGGTGACCCCTTAAAATCGATTAATGCGACCCCCTGGCCGAAAGGCTGGGGGGTTTTTTGCGTTTCCGGGCATAAAAAAAGCCCCCGCACCAGATGGCAACGGGGGCAAGTTCACGCTTAAGCTCTCAATGGGAAGACGTTATCGTCTGGCTCATCCAGATCCGCGAGCTTGCGCTCGAAGTCTGCGATGGCCTTCTTGTCCCGCAACTTCTGTTGCCGCTTCTGGGCGCGGCGCTGTGGTTTGGTCAGGCCCTTCGTGGAAGGGGTGGCCAGTGCATAGAGCCCGCCGATCTTCACCAGCTCGAACAAGGCGAGCAGGATGTAGATGATGCCTTCAGGAGGGGGAGCGGACTTCAGAGCCTCAAGGGCCTTTTGGTCTGCCGTCTTCTGGCGGCTCTCGTAACGCGCGAGGTTCAGTTCCGAGTCATCGGCCACGAAGATGGCCTTGTACTCGTCAGCGACCTCCTGAGCCGCATCAGCGCGGGCCTGAAGGGCGGTGTGGTTGGCGTCGGCCTCAAGGAACAGCGTGCTGAATGCCTTGTGACCGCTGAGAACGCATCCCGTGATGGCGAGTGCCAGGATGATGCTGGAAAGGCGGGCCTTCCAGAATCGGTTGTTCTCGTAATCCGCAACGATGTGCCGAAGCGACAGCGCTGCGATGACCTCGCCGGATGCAATCACTGTCCCGAACACGATGCTGGTGAGCAGCGCCGGGAACATCTGTGACGCGCCGTAGACGTTAAGAGTGGCGGACCCGAAGGCCGCAACGATGATGGCAATTGCCGTGACCTTGCGGCCCTCGAAGTCTTGTAGAAAGCGTGAGGAGTTTGTAGATTGTGACATGGTGCTTCTCCAAAAGCAGCGCCTCTCGGCGCGGTGTCTGGCAGTGTGCGCTGCCAGCGCCCCACCGGGGCGAAACAAGGCGCGTAACGCCCTCTTTGGCTCCGGGTGTCTTCATCATTGTCAAACAGCGCATCGGGATTTTCGCTCAGCGCCTTCCGGCAATCCCTGCTGACGTAGTGACACATAGTTTATTTGTAGTGACATGTCAATGGGAATGTATTGACATATTTTTCTCGCGTCACTACGTTTACCGCATGGCAAGAAATGACATTCCCAAATCATTCCGGTTCCAGCCCGAAGAACTCGAACTGCTCGAACGTCTGGCTGGTGAGTACGGCAGCGCAAAAGCGGCTGTGATGGCTGGCCTGCGCGAATTGGAGGGGAAGAAAGAGCCTTCCACCGCCGAACTTTTCAAGATGCTGAAGGCGCGCCTGAAATAGCGCGATCTGTAGTAACTATCGAAGGAGTAGCCGGATGCCTTGGTCTCCAATCGCCGACGCACCAAGAGATGGAACCCTGATAGATGTCTGGTTCAATGGGCCACGGCATAAGGATGGCGGAGGGCGAGTGCCTGATTGCTGGTATGATCCAGACGGAAATCTTATGTATGATTATGGCAGAGACGGGCCGGGAAAGGCCGGAATCTACGTTGATGATGAGCCAACCCATTTCATGCTTCCGCCGGAAGGGCCAGAAATACCGCAACCTGTAATCAGGACGAGCGATCCGGCCGCATGAATGATCTGGGAATTGTTCAGGCGGGCAGGGGTGGTGAACGGGCCTGTCAGGAACGATCCGGCAACAGCTTGGAAAAAACGCTGGAAAAAATGCGGTTGCTCAGGGCGGGCCGGAAACCGCTGAACCTGTAATAATTGCTGGTGGAGCGGGTGAAGGGAATCGAACCCTCGTCGTCAGCTTGGGAAGCTGCTGCTCTACCATTGAGCTACACCCGCGACCGCACACGTATCTGAGCCGGAAACGGCCGCCGCGCAAGAGGGCGCAGCGGCGATTTAAACCGGGCCCTAGTCGAGTGTCACCACCACGACGGAGCGCGCCGGAATGGAGAGGACGAGATCGTCCGCGGTGCCGTCCACGATATAGGGGGCCGGCTGAA